CTATTTTACTTTCAATACAAAAAAGAGCGAATCTACATTCGCTCTTTCCCACATATTTACGGCCCAAAGCTTACCATCCAACCTAACATAAATCCAAATATAGCAAACAGCAGCATAAAAACAAATAAACGTATGATATGCCACTTTAAATAGCCCTGATTTTACCTTTTGGTTTTCATAGTCTTCTAAATGAAGATACGCCCTATAAAAAGTCTCCTGCATCAAGTCCTCCGCTACGTGATGGCTACGAGAAAAGGAAAATAAATACCGGTACACATCGTTTATATAAACCTTATATATTTCTTCAATCTCCATCCCCCTCCTCCTCTCATATATAACACGAATAAATAAATTAAAAAGTTGCATTATTTTTCCTATTTTTTTATTAATAAAAAAATAACATTTACACATTTCAATAACTATTTACAATTATAAACAAAATACTAGATATTATGGCTGTAAATATCTTTCAAAATCAGTAAAAAAACAATTCAGATGTTCTCCTGCTTTTTGTAGGTTGATAGTTATAGGTCAATCATCCTGTACGATATACCCGCAGATAGGACTTCGTTGTTACATCTGGATCTGGTCCGCGTAAATAAATGTTCATATATCCTTGCATACAGAGCCACTAACCATCATTTGTCATGATAAAATAATTCTCACTTTTTCTTTAATCGGTATCTTCTCATCAAAAAAAACACTTGTAGTATGTACGGAGATTATCTCATCGGTTAATTACAAATTGTAGGTGAGGACTATTTGGCACTAACATATATCCCTCTCCATTTGCGGGTAATAAGACTCCCAAAAAAATTTCGGAACATGCAAGAAAGGTAGGTAGGAGCCGGATCGTCCGTATATGTCCAATTGGCGAGGACTAATAATCGGTTTGGGATACCTGCCCCCTACTGATTAAACTTTCAATTTATAGATTAAATACAGTTCCATATGGGATAGTAAGAAAAGAACTTCCATACGGTGTGATTTGATGCACTGGGTAAAAATACTCCATAGATGAATAATACGGCTGGATACCTTGTTGCTGCATTTGCATTTGTTGTTGCATTTGTAACGCTTGTTGAACAGCTTGAACTGTACTTTGTGCTCCACTAAACGTTATTGATGTACCATACGCTGGTCGCATACCAGCTTGAGTAGCAAAATAAGAATAAAACATTACTTTCATCTCACTTCCCTAAAAGTAATTACAAGTTATGTTATGATCCTTTATTTCAGTGGGTGCGGAGAGTTAATCTATTAGCTTTGATTAGGTTTAAAGATTTTTATTATCTGTTACACTTTCATATTTCATTTACAAGGTTCATCTACTAATACTAATTTAATTTTTGAAGGAGCATTTCATTAACAAGTTTCTGATAACTATTTTTTAAATTCGACTACTTTCAAAATTTTAGAAATGAATGTTTAAGATTACTAAAATAGATTACTTATCTATACAACCTTCACAAAATAAAAACACCCTAAACGGATGCTTTATTTTTCACTACTTTTATTCATTAACAATAATTCAATTGTCCTCGTATTTCACCATTAGAATGTTGTACTGTATGAACATTAATATATATGTTTCCAGATATGATTTCATTTACAAGAGTACCTAATGTTTGACCCGCTAACGGCCCGACCAAATCTTCTTGAGTAATCATTCCCGTAAGAGTTGCACACTCTATTGAAACTGGATTTGTTATAGGTCCAAATAAAAAAGCTACAACAGGACCGTTCGTTCCTTTTGACCCAAGATGCAGATGGGCAGCTACTACATCCTCTATATCGAATAAATCTAGCTTGAATTTTAAGCTAAGCTTGTCCGGGCTTAATTTAAAGAAAGCCTCTCCTCGAGCACCTGTTTCTACTGGTGGAACTTCATTCCTACCGCGTAACTTTGCAAAGAACATATTTACCACTCCTACGTTGTTATATACTCCTAATATATTCTTGTCCTTCATATATAGTGTTAATAAATCAGGTATTAGTCTACTTAATTTTTTTATACCATAGGTTAAATTATCAATTTCTATTAAATTCATCAATCTGACTATTACGTATTTAAATTTCATTCATATACTATATTAGATTACTCGGAAGGAGGCGAAAGTATGGAAAGCTGTGTTTTGTTCGTTAATGGACAACCTCTTTTAGTGGTCTCAGTCGCTGGAATCGAAATTGCTAGATTAGAAGTTTCTCTTCAAGTAGCATTGACCTTAATAGCATTAGGAATTCCAATCTGTGCATAAACGTTAGGTATCTATTCAAAAGAGAGCTTAGGCTCTCTTTTTTATTTATATCTTTCCTTCACAACAAAAAAAGACACCACTAAAAGCACGGCATCGCGTAAAATAACTGCTATTTGTTTAATCATTTCTTCACTAGCAACCCTAATTCATGTAGAATTTCTGAGAACGAATAGCCATATGCAAAACCTACAATACGAATCCCTGGAATCCATCTATGTTCTAAATTTTCATTGTATGTTTTCTTATAATACTTTAATTTAGAATCTATACTGTATTTGTCGTTAATAATTACTTCATCGCTATGAAATCCATCCATTTCAATCTGAACAGCTACGTACTCTGCTCCCTCAATAAAGGCTTTATTATAACACTTTTCTAATTCTTCTAATATCACTCCCATTATTAACCTCCTTTCCAAATGGGTGTTTTGTTCAATAAAAAAGAGCATCTAGATCAGTAGATGCGAAGATATATAAAAGGTAAGCTCTTGGAGTATTTAATAGATTATAAAATGGTTGCTTGTCCTACAATATATTATATGATTTTCATATAAAAATGGTTCATCAAAAAACAAGCTGAAAACTTCATATTCATAGCCCAACCCTTGTATGCAATGAAGTAACTGATTAACTTTAAGAACTTGAAAAACAGTCACACATTATCCATATCACGCTCTAATCATATTTTCTAATCTTCTAAAATTCTTTTACAAAATAAAAAAGCAGCTGTTAAGCTACTTTACATTCGTTTTATCCCCAAGAGAAATGATATATATATTCTCCCGTTACACTTTGATTAATCCCATTAATTCTAGCAAACCGCATTAAGTCCGCTCCTTGAAGAAAATACATCGCAAGCATTACTGGCACTTGTGACCACATAAACTGATAAAGCTCCTCGACTCTCTGGTTTGTTGAAACAATTAGATCATTTACAGGCCCTTGATTCCATACAGAAGTTCTAACTGAATTAAACGGAAGATCTTTCCCATTAACGACTATTCGTGCCATGCTTTGAGTTATGTCCACATCAATTCCCTCCATCATTACAAAAATCGGACCTGTGTATTTACTCCTATTGTTATAAATATTCTTTACTTTCATAAATGTCTAAGGCAAATCTCTATTTTTCACTTCTATTCAAATTAATTTATTTATTAAAGTAAAAAACAAATTAATTTTTAGTATTCAACTCCCGCAACTTGCATGACATTTAAATCTTTTATAACCTTGTTCACTTTTAACAATCTGATATGCAAAATTACATATCTTATTATCTCAATATCACTTTATTAACTACACTTTAATAAGAATCCATTTAAACACCCTGATAAATCAACGTTTGTAAATTAATTCCTTATTCAGAAATCCACCCCTTTATCCTTAAACACTATATTCGAATAATTATATTGGAATTTCTTGTTGTATACACATCTATCTTTTTCAGGTATTATATACGAGAAGAGTAAGGTAAGAGTTACTCTTTGCCATTTTAGGAAAGGTCCTGTTGGAAACAACAGGACTTTTTTTCATATAATCACACTTCTATTTATCCCCACCTTATAACTATTGTATTATTTATCAAAAACACTATGCTCACGTAACACACATCTGTAAATCAATGAATATGCATGCACTTCATAAAGAAAATAAAAAAGCAAGTTATTCGTCATTTTAACGATAGCGTGTTTCACTCACACCTCCTTAAAAATGCAGGATTTCCCTCTCAAACATCGAATTAGTAATGCTTGGAAAGGGGGTGTAACATGGCGGAAATTAAAGTGGGACTTACACAATTTTTAGACTTCACACTAAAAAGTAGTGCAGCTAAAACAAATTTTGTAAAGAATCTAAAATCTCAACCTGAATATCACCCAGTTTTTGATTACTGGAAACAATTACGAGAAACTATTATTAAATTTCATAAAAACGAACTACCTTTTGACTGTTTTGAAACATTAGTACAAACTGTTGACCAGAAGAAAAAGCAAAACTACATTGATGTTATAAAGCAGTACAAAAAATTTATTAAAAACAAAGACGTCTCTTGGTTTGATCCAGGTAAATCACATTGGTTATCAGATAATTTAATCGTCCGCTCATCACCTGAACTCGGTTTGCTCATTAACGATGAGCCGCATCTTATTAAACTGTTTTTCAAAGGAAAAAAAGAGCGAATTGATAAATATAACATCAACTCAACACTGACATTATTAAATGAATCAACGTTTTCAAATGAATATAACGATATGAATTATACGGTCCTTAACATCCAAAAGAACAGAATGTATACGAATAACTCTATTAATAATGATCATTTAATAGCTCTTGAATCAGAAGCCCACCAGCTTTCTTATTTATGGAATAAGGTGTAAAAGGATATAGGTATCTATTTCAATATCTTTTTCATGCGTGATTTGGGCACAATTTTCACAAATCCAATTCGTTTTTGAAGCTCACCTTCTTGTTTCTCACAAACAATGCAAGGTGGGTATTTTTGTTTCTTTACCCATTTCAACAACCTAATTCCCCCTGACTTCTTAACCGCTAAATAATTCCCAAAATGTTCTTATGATCCCTTACGCGTTCCACATCATGTTTTTTCTTTCACTCTATACAATAGAGTACAGCAATTTCCCCTCTTGTTAGTCACGTTTCTTTCACCCACATTACTTTATTTGGTTGTAATTATTGCTGGGACTCAGCTAACTCCGCCCTAATCTCTTCTCTCACAACTTCACGAATAAATTCTTATAACGATTCCTCTAAATTCATACATGCATCCCCTACATCATTTTTTAAATTTCCTGCTTGTTGTTTAATTCACTCATAAAATTTATGAGTGATCATCCACCGTTTAACTTTTCTAAGTACCAGAAAGAGATTGCTTGTTTTATCCGACATTACAGGCGCTTCATAAACATCTGAGGAAAAGAACGTTTTAGCAATGGCTATCATGAATACAATTTGATCTACCCTACTTATACCTTATAATTCAGAAGTTTGACACAGCTCATGAAAAAGCTTATAAAGAAAAGTAAGGTTCCTAATATTCGTTTCTAGGATCTAAAAGATTACAAGTAAACGTTTAGTAGGTATCATACTGGACACTTACCAAGATGTTGTACCAGGAATTTAAGAAACTACGGTGAATCAATTTGCAAACGAATTATTTGGAAAGAAAACTTTCGTTAGAAGTTTTCGTTTCACAGCAAATACACCAACTAATCAACCTAAAATATTAATAGTGAAAAAGGAGAAACAAACATGAAAGAAATCAAATCAGAACAGGAATTCAAAGACATCATCGCAAGCGAGGAGCCAGTAGTTGTTAAGTTCTTTACTACATGGTGCCCTGATTGCGTTCGGGTGAAGTAGTACGAATTATGTATGATTATGCAACGTTAATAAGCGTTAATATATAAAGGTTTAGAGGACATATCAGCGACTATTTCCCTCTTACAATTACCAAGAAGTATTCGTTTAGTTTGCATTTTCGTTTGCAATTCGGTTTGCAAACTTGTTAGCACTTTTTTATATTTCTTCTATTACATACACCCTTACAAAAACATCATACTTAGCTGCTAACTCTTCTAGTTTCTTTTCCCTATATTTTGTCACTGTAAAGAAATGAATCACCGGCATTTTCCCCTTGTATTTCTGTTTATAAATTTGCGTAAACTCTTCGTACTTTTTTAATTTCTCTTCATTTATTTTCATCTTCTGCGAACGATCTACCTCAACTGCATGAAGTATCCCTTCTTCATCACGAAACTTCACATCTGGGACAATCTTCTTTTTCTCTTCATTCTTTTTATAACGTATATCTGTTTCAATCTGCCAATCATCCGGACAAAATAAATGGAGCCAAGCTTCATTGCGTAATAGTGCATGAGCAAGCTTTCCTCTCGAAACAACTTTCCCATCATCACCGAACATGGCGTGACCTTCTTTATTGAGATAATACACATACTCTTTCCCTTGCATGGTTTTACTCACGTATGGTTTTAAATCTCCCATAATACGGTTTGCATTACGTATACCACCCATATCATGCACACTCATCAAGTGTCTTCTTGTTGCAAACTGAAGTTTCCTAATCGTCGCAAGTATCGCCATCTGACGGTTGATTTTCATGTGGCTCTGGATGTTCATGTTTTTCCACCTCATATTCTTTTAGATGTTCCCACATGACCTTGTCATCGATATACGGCACTTGCAATACGGTGAAGTTTTCCTTCATATATATAGCTCTTCCTGGAATAGATGGTAGTTGCTCTAATCCGGATTGATCAATTACAACTTCTGATGCGGTACGAGTCGGTAAACGGAAACCAAGTTTGGCATTCGCCATCTGTTTGACTACCCTTGGTAATGTGTCTCCTGTCGGATATTGCGTACAGAAGACAATACGAAATCCAAGTGCCCCACCAACACGCGCAATGTGACTAAGCATGTATTGGCACTCTTCCAGCATTTTATTATGAGCTCTCGGTAATCCTTTGGCAGGTGCGAGTACTGCTCCTTCATCGACTACAATGAAATACCGGTCCTTTTCTTTCGTATGAACAATATTTTTGATGCCACGTTCTTTCATGTACTTCCCACGCTCATGCATTTTCTCCATTACTTTTAACAACATACTGTGTGCTTGTTCTGATGTTTCTGCGATTTGTTCAACTTGTTTCAGCTTTTTATATTCGCTAAATTCCAATCCCTCTTCTTTTAAATCAATTAAATAAAAATGAGCATGATTTGGATTTGCTAATGACAAGGAAGCAAACATATTTTTAAGGAAGACTGTTTTCCCCATACGAATTAATCCACCTACAGCCATATGCGGCGTTTCATCAAAATCGTGATAAACAATTGTTTCTAAACTCTGGCCAACTGGAATGCGCCATTTCCCTTTCGTTACTAAATCCATTGACCATGACCAGTTCCTCGGTATTTCTCTGCGGAATACACGAATGTTCAATTTATAATTATCGTACTGGATCCGTACTGGCTTACTTAATCCCTCACTCACAACATCTTCTACCTTCTGAATAATTTTACTCGGCATGCCTAACGGTAAGGTATATACATAAGTCGTACTACGATCATCATCGATTTGTTTTTGGAACTTTGGATATTGTAATTTTTCTTCATTATTTCTTTTGATCGCAATACCGGCTACCTCAAAAAACACCTGTATTTTTCGCTTATCATCATTTTTACTTTTGAACTTTTCACCGAATAATGCCACTGTTAAACCTGCAGCTGGAACGAGTAATAATTCAATCATTTTCTCCACTCCCCATATACCCTTTATAAGGGTATATATCCCTTATTTTTGGAAGGCTCCCGTACATGTTTTATGCTAACGCTCCGTAAATGTCCTGTAATTCCAGGTTGGTATTCCCTTATAGAAACGCGAAAAGCACATAACGTAGAAGATACAAGAACGAGCCTGTGAGCGTTGTGTACATGGTCATACGTGGAAGCCAATGTGGAACACTCTGCCCCATTTTTTCCGCAACCTTCATTGTAATTACCGACAAGCCTGTTGCCGTCCATACTACTACCGCTTCACCAACGATTGTCATTTGAATCCCTCTTTTCGAATGAGTTGTAATCCCTTCGGTGTCATAACCGGTTGATACTCATTAATGACATCTCCCCACTCCAGTACTTCATCCTCATCTTCATATAAATCATCCATTATATCGTTCGATAAACGGTAATAGCCTTTATATTCACGGTTGTTAAAAACCTCATGTCTTTCCATGTGATCCACAATTGCATTTGTTTCCTTTTTACCACTCGAACCCCTATACATACTTCTTAATTCTTTTGATGGATACAGGTAAGGCGTTTCATTTAAATGTGAATATTGCCAACGCATCATGCACCACCCTGCTCTCTACATGTTGAAAAGTACGCATCGATTCTTCTTTGAATCCCGATTTCGTTATACGGGCCATAGGCTTCTTCGCCTAAAATATCGACTAAATCAATATAAGATGGATTCTGTAGCATATTGTGATTTGAAATATGCTCGTAAACACATTGGATTTCACTTTCATCATCTGCACCAGCGTACATATTGTAAAGTGTTTGTGACGGATACAGTTGCATTTGAGGTAAACCTTTATATCCTGGTCTCATCATCCATCGCCTTCCTCTCTAGGTGTCTTTGATTCCACTTGGTATTCCTCGTGGTCTTGATATAGGTATATGACCTAGAATTCGAAAACTTGTTTGTCCGCCATAAAAAATTAAAAAGGTTTTTCAAAATTTAAATTGAACAATAAAATTAGGACGGTGATAAATTTATGAAATGCAAATTAAAAGTAATCTTGGCAGAAAGAATGATGAAGCAATCCGATATCGCTAGAATCGTAGGTATTACAGACCAAACCCTAAGCTCAATAGTAAGAGGAAAAAGTGAACCAACACTGCGAGTCGCTATACGCATTGCAAAAGCTCTAAATATGCGTGTAGAAGACATTTGGATTGAAGAAGAGTAAATAATCATCAACAGGACATACTCATACTGAGGTGATTTGTATGATGTGGGCAATTTTATTACTTGCAGGCATCTTTTTAATTGGTGCAATATTTAAAGCTCCAGAAGTATCTCGTGAGGAAATTCAAATCCAACGAGAGAAAATGAAAGCTAAGCGTGAAGACTTAAATGAAATGGATCCAAGAAAGTTTGAATTTTTGGTAGCTGATGTATTTCAAAATCTTGGTTACAAAGCTAAAGTAACTCCTGGATCTAATGATGGTGGAAAAGATATTATCCTTCGTAAAGGAAGGGAAACTAAATTTGTGGAAGTAAAGAGACACACGCAAGGGACAATTGGAAGACCAGCTATTCAGAAACTCCATAGCGCCATTGTGGATGCTGATGCAATTGGAGGGTATTTCGTTACATTGAGTAACTTCAATAAGAACGCAAGACAATATGCTGCAAATAAAAACATTGAGTTAATCGATGGCGATAAACTCATTCATATGATGAATTCATGAAGCTAGCTCTTTTGAAGAGTTGGCTTTTTTCTTACAAAAAATGATTTATTAATTATTTTTTTGTAAAATATTCGGAGTGGATTTGCTATACTTAATTGATAGAATTATTCTACAATTCACTAAAGGGGATGAGGTATTGAGTAAAAAAGGCAGGGGCTTTAAAAGGATTATTGGATTCCGTTCGGGTACGAAATGGAAAATGGTTGTTGCATGCTTTATATACCTTACAATTATAGGAGGAATAGCCGGGGCCTTTTCAGACAAGAAAAAAAATTCCCAACAAGCAAATGCAAATGTTGAAAAAGAGCGCAAGGAAGCAATTGAGACTGCACAAAAAGAAGAAAAAAAGCAAGCTAAAGAAGAAAAGAAAGAAGAAAAAACTGCTACACCGGTTGAAAAACAACCCACATCATTAGAGGAGAAACTTAATAAAATCGCACAAGATAAAGTCGGTAAAAAGAATGTGGAATCCATCAAACTAAATGATAACCTTGGTACAGAAGCAACAAATGATAAAATCGCACTTATTACCCTTTCTGGGAAAGATAATTTAACGAATAATATGATCAAAAAAGGTATGTGGAAAGATACTTCTGATATGTTGAAGGACATCGCAAAGGAAAAAGATATTAGTGAGGTTGTGTTCTTTTGGAAGTTCGAACTTGAAGATACATATGGAAATAAGAAAAATGAAAATGTCATGAAGATTACTTACAATCGTGAAACACTGGATAAAATCAACTTTGATAACTTCTCATTTAACAATATCCCTACGACAGCAACTCAATATTGGCAACATCCTGCTATCGATAAGAAATAAAGCCGCCCAACAGGACGGCTCTTGTTTTTATTTAACTTCATACCACCAACCAAGACGTTGTAACCATTCTTCGCAAGCTTTCAATTGTGCATCAGAAGTAGGATCTGTAACGATATAAGCTAATCCATTCGGCTCAAGCATGAACTTACCAGTCATCTTTAATGATGTAAGAGCTTGCATGGCATTAAGCACTTCATACGGTGAAAATGCTCCTGTTTGAATGATGTTTTGTTTAGGTTCCTCCGCTTGCACTTGCTTCTGTGCTGTTTCAGTAAACCAAGATAACGGCTTGCTTCCGATTAATTCATTTAAATCACATTTACCAATACCAGGTACATTTCCTGTTTCTGTGTACTGCCAAATATCACAAGGATACGCTGGTTTATTACCGCCATAACGCGGAATCCATACAAAATCACTTTTTACGTTCGCCATACCGAAAGATGCATACATATGATGACCAACATATAAACCAACTTTCTTAGCTCCTAATCGATATAACTCATCGATAAACGCCTGTGTACCGGCTCTCATATCATCCATTGTTTTCACTTCTACAACATCTGCTACCCAAACCGTAGCATCTTTATCGCCGCGATTCCAGAAGTCTTGTGCTTCTTTTTTCGCATCAGCAATAGAAACAAAGCGGCAAAATGCATAATTACCAAAAGGAATGTTATGTTGCTTCATTGCTTGTACATATCCTTTATACAACGGATCCACATAATTTGACCCATCCTGCACACGAGCAATTACAAAATCCAAGTACTGTTTTGCGATTGGCCAGTTAATGTCACCGTTCCATTTTGAAATATCTGCGATTTGTCCCATTATTGATCCGCTCCTTTTTTATCTTGATCCGCAAACCATTTACCTGCATTCGGATTAGAAACCACACCAGCAGCAATTAAAATAAATAAGATTACATCCACATACTCTTGATATCGCCCTAAATTAAAATGAGGGATGGTATCCATAAGGACCATTCCCAATAGCGCGAATAACGCCACCCATAATCCGCGATTTTTTAATTTCTCTTTCATAAGAAAACCATCTCCTTTTATTTAAGTAACGCCACTCCAACAGCTACTACTGCAACGACAACAGAAGCCCAACTTGCTGCAAGTGCTTTATTATTACGCTTATCTTCTTTCATTTCCTTTATATCTTCATCACGGCTACGAAACATTTCAGCGACTTCAATTCTTGTAGGGAAATTTTGCGAAAATACTCCTATTTGTGCTTTTAATTCAACGACTAATTGTGTGAGGTTTTCCAATTGTGCTTCTACTTTTGCTAGTCGTTCGTAGTCTTTTTGGTCCATTTTCCTCACCTCTTTCCAAAATAAAAAGAGTAGTTTATAGCACTACTCTTTACACATCAACTTAATGATATTTACAATGTTATTCATCCTTCTTGCTATCTCATGGTTATACTTCATATAATTATCTACACTAACAGCAGTGTCCGTGAATTGATCGTCAAACTGATATTTCTTCGCTTCATATGTTTTGTGATCTAAACCTGTATCAATTCGAACACATTTAGTATTACGTTTATTAAAAACGTAATTTCCAAACATGGATGTTTCATCTTTTTTTAATTCAGCAACAAGACCTTTTTCATTTAAATAATCAACATAACTTTCCACAAAAATTTTATCTGTCGCATCTTGAACAGGGAGCACAAAAGAATCATCTGTAGTAGCGTTATAAATATCTGTTTTATTTAATTCTCTTTGGTAGATAACACCGTCAATATTTCCAACTGCATCCATAATACTAACAATATTGGAAACATTTACTTGTGACAATGTAGGTGTACCATCAGCAGCGAAATTGCCAGCTGAATTAAGATATTTTGTTGTATGCTCCAAATATGGAACGAATACGATTCTCACGTTTTCTTTTAAATAGAGTAAATGCTCGTCGCGATTCGCATATTTACATAACAACTCAGCTAGTCGTAACATCGCTATGGAAAAATTAAATGGCTCCCTATTCGGTTCGGTGCGACCACCAACAATAAGGACAGTCTTTTTATAGCCCCTTTGAGGTGCTAAGGTATAATGATGCACCCTCTTTCCATCAGAACTAGTTACAAACGTCTCGCTCTTTTTCATGTATTTTGGATATTTATTTGCTACATCATCCCACATCGGAATAATCCTATCAAATGAGTTTCCTTGATTAAAAGCCCATTCTCCCCCAGCTTTCCACCATTCTAATTCAAACCATTTCTTATTACTTTTTATTATCGGCGCTTTATGATCAGCGATAGTATTTACGAGTATTGCATTTAAATAAATATCTATCATTTTCGTCATAAACGGCCCGTCAAAAATCGTTCCTACTCCCTCATAGCTACCCTCTACAGTAGAAGCTGGAACCCCCATAGTCTTACTTGCCCAAACAGGAAAAACGCCACTTGTCGTTGTATCCTTATCGTGCCAAATAAAAGGATCGCGGTCAGTGACGTATTTTTTCGCAAGATACCAAACTAGCGGTCTTGTTACCCTAAGTGAAGTTTTATGAAATGTATTATAGTTAATCCAAAAATCCCCCTGCATTGAAGCAGTCGCAGAATCATGAAAATCAAATCCGTAATGAAAATTCTCTGGTCCGTAATCTAAAAAAGTATCCCTCACCCATTTGGATTCATTTTCCGAAAAAGGACCTGAACCATTATGATCTGCACCAGCGGATGTTACTGGCCCAAACCAAAATGCATCATAATTCCGATTACAGTTAACACCAACATTTGGATTTGAATTTGCACTAGCATTCGAGTTTACTAAACTTCTATTATCATGCCCCCACGGATTAGCAAGAGGAATCAATATGATTCTTACACTCTTGCGTAAGTAAGCCAAATGAGGACTTAAATACCATTCTTCACAAATCAGCTGACAAATACGAGCGATAGCACATTTACACGCCATTTCTGATCCATGTATACCAGCACCAATGTATATTGTTTTATCGTATCCATCCTCAGGTTCAAAGATGTAGCGTCTTAATTCATATGTTCCTGACATATCTTTATATGGCGCTTTTTCCATCCTGATATATTTGGGATACTTTGCAACTAAACCGTCATACATCGCATAATAATCAGCTACTTTCCAGTCCTTGTACACCCTTCCAGTAGGTAAGTGTGCACCTTCTTCTGGTTTAGGTTGATAATACTCATAAATAGATGGTACATTCCCACCACTACCACCTGTGCCTCCACTTCCTGGATCGCCTTTGTCACCTTTTGGTCCTGGTGGGCCTTGAGGACCAGGTGGACCTTGAATACCACCACCTTTTTTCCAGCTCATTCATGTTCACCTCCTTTTTCGTTAATAACCCCTTTCCCCTCCTTGCATTTTGGACAAGTCTTATCTTCCTCTTCATGCACTTCTACGACCTGATAAAATACATGCTCACACGCTAAATTATTGCACTTCAGCTCAATTAGTTCCTTATTCCCACCATCACAACGATTACACATATAATCATCCTTCTTTCTATAAAGACGTCACTTTAAAACTATCTATACCTAAGCCAACAAAGTCTGCATTAATCCCAATCCCTACGTTTGTAGAAGAAGTTAATGCTAATGTATCTGTTGCTGTAATTTCTAATACACCATTGATATAAACTTTTATTGATCCATCATCTCGATGTTCGATTTTAATTGCATCGTTTTCACTCGCAAAAGATGTACTTGTTCCAATGGTTTGCGCATTACCCATATATGGTATTTTCACTAAGTTATATTTACCTGAAGGAACAGAAACTTTAGGTTTCAATAAATAAATCACGTCCCTATCTAAAGATGGCATGCGGATGCATATTCCTAACGAATCCCCTGTATCCACTGGTAAAGATTTTGTTTGTACTTCAATTACAAAATTGCTTGTGGATATTGGAATAGTCGTAAATCTTCTAAATTTATTTAATGCACCTGGCCATGTACCACCTGATAAGTAGGCCATACCATTTCGCACTCCTAAAAGCACTGTTCCGTTTGCACTTCTGTAATCCGTCCATGTATGCCCGCTGTCCGATACTCCTAAAGCTGGGTTATCTGGACGATTAAATGTATCATAAAAAAGAACTGCCCCTGGTGTCGTTACTTTATTAATCGTATAAACAGCCGTTTGGACAGGACTTGTATTTCCAGCAGTATCTTTACCAAAATACTTAATCGTAATTGTATCGACAACAGAAATAGGGGCGCTATATACTGCACTATTAAGGGTAGGAGAACTTCCATCAAGTGTATAATATATGGTTGCTGTTTCATTTGCTGATAAAGTAACTAATTGGGTATTGTTATAAGTTCCTGCGGCTGGATTAGCTGTAACGATTGGCGGTGTAATATCTCCACCACCTGTGTTAATAGTAAATAATACAGATTGTACAGCACTAACATTTCCAGCAGTATCTTTACCTATAAATTTCAAGGTTTTAGTAGCACTAATAGTAATAGGTGCATTATAAACAGCACTACCTGTTGTCGGTGTGCTTCCATCTAATGTATAGTAAATAGTCGCTGCTTCATCTGCTATTAATACAACGCTTTGTGAATTAGAGAACGTACCACCGTTGGGAGAAGCAGTTATATTAGGTGGTTTAGTATCTGGTACACTTGCATCTTCCCAGTAATACCAACTTTGTTCGGACGAAACCCAAACTGGAACACCACTCCCATTAGGATAAGCCTGTTGTAATTCTGCAAACGTTTCAAAAGAAAGAACACCACCTCCACCAGAAAGTTGCAAAGAATTTATTGCCGCAACAAGAGAGGTTTTATCTGTAGTCTTCAGCGTTGATAATTTCCCTATTTCAAGCGTATGCCTGTCCGCTGTATCCTTTGTACTACTTATGGTACTCTGCAACTTACTACCTTCATCAATTAGTTTCTTTACGTCATCTGCTTTTTCTACTATTTCGCCAATTTTATCAGCCGATTCAATCAGCGCTTTACTGTCCGCAATAATCTTGTTCAACGCTTGAAACTCATTCGAGCTTTCAACTGTGCCATTTGGAATCAGTGCAGCTTCTACTTGATATTGAAATCGTGGTGTAACAAGTGTTTGATCTTGCTTATAGATATATAAAGCACATTCTACAATACCTGGTTGCGCTAATGAATTTGAAGAAAGAATAAATCCTACTTCACCAGTTTCTGCGTTTGTCACATCACAATCTAGCCAACCAAACGTATTGTCTTTTTTCTTTATCACCACACGAACTTTTGCTTGCGTCAGTGGTAAAATCGTTCCGTTTTCTCGTACAGTTATTAAAAGTTTCGCAGTATTATAATCATCTTGGTGGAATATAATCGTTGGAATGACTTCTTTTTGAACAACATCTATTGTCAGTTGATATGTTTTAAACATAGAAATTCACCTCACATTTTAAACAAAATAAAAAAGCCCACTATTGTGTGCTTGAATACTGTATTTTATAGTAACTTAAGTTGATACTGATTCTCTTAATGAACGTAATGAACTCGGACTTACTGCTGATTTGTTATATTCTAGAACCAATTTATTAGTAGCTATTTCATAAGTTTTAAATAAGCCACCCCTACCATTGTCATCCTTCGTATGATAATATTTACCATCGACTAAAACTAAATTTTTAACAAAGAATGATTGCGTTGTCTCAGAAATGAAATTTAAATTATTATCGAACTCCAATAGAGTGGATTTCCCTAATCCTCTATAATCTCTACGGAACTGCATTTTATCCTTCGTGATATCAAATAAATAGATCTCATCTCGTTGGTCGTTTGTTAATGGTGTTGTAGCTGTTTTTATTATTTTTTTATTTTCATAATCTATATATACTTTTCTAAAAAATATGCCTGACTTTTCTTCTTTAATTAGTAAATCTCCACTAGGAAGAAATGCTGACATTTTAAAACTTAGTGATACATTCGGAATCTCAACTTGAAAAAGAAATTCTAAATTTTTATTATAAAACTTCAAACCGGTGTACCCATTTCTTACAGCAATGATTCCTTTTCTATGATGAACACTTACTAAACCAGTGGGTTGACTAAAACTATTAAAAATGCCCGTAATAGATTTTTTGTACATTCCTTTTTTATCATAAAGTGTCATCATGTCACTTGCATAATTCATGATGATGAGATCACCATTCAAAAACGTATAAGCCTCGCTTGAACCATATGATGCTGGATATGAATTTGGTATCAATTTCGATTCAGTAATTATATTAATTCGTTTAAATGTTTTCATGTCAATTAGATGATAACTAACCGTTTTTGAACCTACTTCATATTCTTCAAACACACCCAAATTCGCATAAGGCGCTACGGACATTCCTATAAACAGAGGAATATTATTTCCATTCACGTCTACAACATTTAGGTTTTTATCGTATACCTTGCCATCAGCATAAATAAATTGCAAATCCCACATCTTCCCCTTAGATCCAATCCCATGAGGAAATAAATTATCCGAAACTTGTTTATTTCCAAAATGTAAATCTAGATAAGGCACTATTGTAACACCTCACTTATTACATCACCATCAGCATCATAAGTAATCACATAAACATCTGTTCCTATTATTTTTGTTCCACTTTCATCGTAAAAATTTATAGTTTGCTTCCGGTAATTCCCGTTTGTATCTTGATCGGATAATATTTGTTTTCGGAATATAGTCCCATCTTTCCTCTTACATTCTACGATTGAAAAAATCCCATTTGTATCTTTATTTGATTTATAATTACTTAATTTTTGCTGCATGTTTTTCAGTGTGTCGCCTACCTGTTGTAATGCCGCTTCTGCATTTTTTTGAGTGTAATACCCTTTTGCATCTACTAAATTAATATCAGAAGCATTCCGCTTTGGTAATTGAGTAGTTGGGACTTTACCGTCTTTATCAAGACTGGCGATTCCGTTTGGTTTTCCTATTTTATCATCAGTGTACTTTTTAGCAGATTCAAGAGCACTACTTGCATATGAAGAAGCATTACTATTGGCTGTTGATAATGCTTGATTAGCTTTTGTTGTTGCAGTTTCATCAGCGTATGTTTTTGCTTCCCCGAATTTTTTTTCTACATATTTGGTATTCTCTTGATTCACCTTATCAAGATCACTTTGCAACATTACCACTTTATCTATATCCTCAAACGCTTTATTCAACACTTCTCTTTTCACATGTTCGTTACCAAGTGGCAGTTCTAATTTTAACCTGGTTGTAATTTTAGGCATTCTCTCACCCCTTTACTTTGTGTATACAGAAAGTTCCTCATAGGTTAAATTCAATGCTTCTAATTCATCCCACTTCATGTTATACGCTTCTAGCTCATCCCAAGTGGTATACGTAAATAAATAGTTAATGCTTAAGTGAGCCGGCACAATGTTTCGTAAAGCAAATTGAATATCACCTATATTTGGCGGCATACCGTAATTACTTGAAAACCTGATATTCACCGTATAATTCGGTATATCCACAGTTACTTCTACTTCTCCATATTCAAATGATTCTGCAACCTTCTTTATAGCTGGGATTCTTGTGGAACCGGCACTTCTCATTTTACTGAGCACAAAAGAAACACGTTGATCTAGTGGCTTCTTTTCATCTATACGAATGCTGTATTCTCGCTCCCAATCATCAATGCCCCATGTCACGTTATCGATGTTAAATTGTGCTTTTGTATCTTCAAATTCTGCCTTTTCTTGCAAAACCTCATCAGCAATGATTTGCATTAAATTATTAAATAAATGCGAGCTGCGGTATTCTCGCATGGAGTATTCAAGTAATCGTTCTAATACTTCATCACGCTGATCCATTGACTGTTACCTCGCCAATTATTGCTGTTTGGCCAGAATTGATAATTACATCTTTCATTTGTCCGTTTATTGTCATCTCGACTCTTGCTGTTGGGAACGTATCTACCGCAATTGCACCGATTTTTAAATAACTAATTGTATATTGTTCTTTCAAAATGGATTGTCGATTCGCATCATCACGCCAATAAGCTTTATTACATTCTTTTAAGTATTTATTTACATTCGCAATCAAATTTTGTTTATTGATTTGAGTGTTGTCATTTGTAGAGAGTTTTATATTCATATTAATTTTTACAGGTGTAGCAGGAACAATTATTACAGATGCACCAATTGGTGATTTACCATCACCCATTTCAATCGTTGGATTAATATAATTTTGTATTTGCTGAATTAAGTGTGTTGGTGCCGGTTCAAAACTAGAATCACAAACCATTAATTTCACTGTTCCTTTCCCGTTAGCAACTGGAAATACTAATACACCGCCTACATTGGTAACACTTAATGCCCAACGAATATAATCCCCGATATTACCAGAGTTAGAAGATTCCCTAAGCCAAATAAAATATCGACTTGCAAAGTCTTCATCGCTTTCTGCTTCTTCACCACCAGTGATTCTATACTCATTCATCACATTCGAAACGCCAAAAACAGACTCCATTAATTCGATCGTACCAACTCCTGTATTGCCAATTATGCCAGGAATGGAACACTCGATTTCTACATTTACACTTTCACTATCTCCTATAACGGCATCTTCAAGCTGTCGATACTCAATAATTTTCTTATCAAGTTCATAACGAACTGCAACATAAACAGATCCTTTCGAAAGTTTTGTTCCCTTATTCCCATAAACAGTTACTCTTCCTCTTGCCTTTTTAGGAGCATACCGTGTATATGGTGTTCGTGATTGTACAATCACATCTAAATGCTCATCCTTTGCATATTGTGCAAAAAAGTTGTTATACCAAGACTTAAACTCTTTTCTTCCTTCACTACGTTCAATTGCAAGTGGCTTTAGCACATCATAAATAAAGCCACCCTGTCTTCTGTCCCACTTTTTATCGACTTTGCTAAGTAACCGACTCATAACATCTTCTTCTGTTTCATTCCACCATGCAGGATAACTCATTCTGTCACTTCCCTTCTCACAGGGATATTTCCATAAATAGTATATACCGTGTATTCCGCAACTAAAGCATCTTTTTCATCGCTTTGACGTTCGATATTAATAACGCTCACATCAATAATCCTGTCGTCATAAATCAAACTTTCTCGAATCGCATCTTTTAAGCGTAGTATCTTTCCAGCTTCATTTAATTCATGATCAATTAATACGCTACGTGCTTCTGTACCGTAATCGTCATTATAGACCTGATAAGCGTTTCTTTGGGCACGGTGTATTTTTTCAATTAAGTTAGCCATACCTTGTTGCCCATCATCTAGTGTGACAACTCCGTTTGCATCTGCTACAAACTCACATGTTCCGTAATCGAATAACGGCGTTAAATAACCGGTGATTTCTTCACTTTTCGTTTGTTCCTCTGTCTCATCGAAGTTCCAATTAATTTTCGGTATAGAATCAAACATAGGTGTTCACCACCACCCATAAATCATTTTTAGATTTTGAAGGGAAACGATTAGGAATAACAAGAGCTTTCATGCCAGCTGAAATCGGCCAAGGACAAAATGTCTGTGATGCCGGAAAACTAATACTGCTATCTGCAAGAACAACATAATCAGAACCGGTGTAATTACAAACCGCTACCATTTCATGAAGCGGCTTTACAACATACTGCCGATCTGCGGGACCTGTTCCAGCAATTCGTTGCACTAGTACCGTTTCATCCTTTGTAAATTTCACATGCGGCATAATAAAAAAAGCACTTGGCAAAGCCTTTGATGAACCGTGAATTTGTATCGTCACGTTTGGTTCACCAGTTATCACTTTACCGAGTGCGAACTCACTTTCTTCTGGTTTATCTCCTGCATTTGTAATATGGTTATATATTCGCTCGATACCTCTCATCCTATCACCTACCCTTCTTCTTTTTTCACTTCTTCTGGCGGTACGTATGCTTTATTCGGCAGTGTCGTTGTTTTCGCAACATCTGCACTTAATACAACGCGGTTCTTATACACTTTGTACGATACTTTGCGAAAATAATACCCACCCAGCACTGTTTCCGTTGCATCTTCCAGATACACGTAATCACCAGACCAGAACCTTATTTCATCTAATCCGTGTACATGTTCGATTGTTCTTGATACCTCCGGAAGTGTTTGCAGTTTCAGCATACTATCCGCCCTGCTTTGTGCAGCAGCTTCTGTTTCTGCGCTATACTCTTCCACTGTTGATAACGGTCCGTATTTTCGCATAGAACCTCCATCAGATTGGAATGCGACAATGTTTTTTTCACGGTTCACAACCTTAATACGGTTTTTTACATTCTCCGAAGACACTTTCTTTTCTACACTAGTTAAACCCGCACCTAATACAGGAACTAATTTTGGTGGTGTCCACTCGAAAACACGTAAACCTTCCGGTTCAAAGCGTACCCAATATTTTTCCCCTGTTTTTTTCTTACTCTCGTGAAGTATGATGATGATCATATCAAATATACTATCTGCATTGTTTTTGTCTAAATGCATCAGCGGAAACACAACACCAATATCCACCATTTCTTTTACTGGATAACTGTATTTCCCTAAGATTTCACGCATCATTTGTGTTGCTGTTCTGTTTTGAAATACAAACTCATCATCGGACTTCACCAAATTAAATAAATGATCATACGCAGTAATTTGTATGTCTTTCCCATTCGTATCACGGTATGCACGAGTCAACCCTTTAAACCAAACGGTTTTACCGACTTTAATTTGTAACGGTTTACCATCTAAATCCTTAAATTCTTTATGGTGTACGAGTGAAAATTCAACTTTCACTGGTCCCGACTCATAATCATCATCAAATGAAATAGGAGGAATTACCGCTTCTGTTACGTCCATTTTGCCAATTAACACCTCAAGCAATGTAACCCCTCCTATCCAATATAATTCTTTGATATGAAGCCGTGAACGTTGCCTATTTGAACATTCACAAAGCCATTTTGCCCTTTGTCATCTCGACCAAGGGTAATCGTTGCACCTTCTTTAATTGTTCCAATAATTTTACCGTTTGATGAAGGTGAATCTCGTACCGCAATCATCCCTGCCCCTGTCATCTTTGCAGTTTTTAATGCGTACTTATCTAAGTTCTTAGAAGGTGGCCGTGTAATTTCACCCTTCTCATTCATAAAAGCTAACTTAATTTCCTTATGTTCTCTAAACGTAATGGAATATTCAATGTAACCCGGCTTATCGATCCAGTACTCAAATGACTTTAAAATCATTTCTTTTTGATAGTTCAGCTCGGTAATACAAAGTAATACAGGTTCTTCAGCTTCTTTGATTTCAGTAAGTACGGCTACTGCTTTGTGTGGATCGTGACGAACTTCCTCGCCATAGACTTTATTAAAAGAAAAAAAGGAAGTCCAGGAAACTTCCTCTAATTCCAATCCATCAGTGAAGGGGACTGCGCCATGTTGTAAGGTCTGCACCTCATCAAGTTTGACCCCTCCTCCTTTTGGACCAATGCCAGAAGGAGTGACGGGGAATGTAAGCTTTGCATTTTTGGTTAAAATGAAGATCATTGCTCCATCACCCCTAAGTTTACTTTTGTTCTACTGTTACTTACTTCATCTAATTTATCAGCCAACTTATTAATAATTTTATCAATTGTCTTATCCATTACAGATTCATCATCTGCCATTTCTCTCACTGCATCTGCTGTAATACTCAAGTGGATGTCATTTTTTACACTGTATCGTGAGTTACTATTGTTTGTAGTTGTATTAGTACTTCCTTTTCCTACATCTGCAAAAGGAATACTCGATTTTTCTGATACATGTTCCGCAGCTTTTACTGCCATATCCGTTTTGTGAACCATACCAAGCGCAATACCTTCTGTTACGAACTCCCCTTTTTCAAACATCAATCTTGATGGACTGTGCATATCAAAGAAACCAGTAACAGTGCTGGCAATTCCGCTTGCAATATTGCCTACTGCATCCCATGCCGCTGAAGCCATAGAAGAAATACCATTGATTAACCCATTAATAATGTCTTTACCGATTTGGAATAAGTCGATTCCCTCAAATGTATTAACAATTGTATCCCAAATATCGACTGCGGTTTGTTTCGCTGCTTCAAAAGCAGCACGCCATTCGCCATGGAATAAATTTGATACAACTTGGACTACGCCAGATATAACGCTACCTGCAACCGAAATTACCGTTTGAATTATGGCGAAGGCAACCTGCGTTACGCCAGACACAATCGGCATCACCGCTTGGAAAAGCCCGGATATAAATGCTAGAACATTACTAACGATCGCACTTATGGTAGAAAATGCTGTACTCACAATCGACATAATTTGTGAACCGTGTTGCGACCAAAATGAAGCCATTACGGATAAGCAAGTACTCACAATTTGCCATAAAACGCTTGCTATTGTGCTGATCGTCGTCCAAATTCCGCGCCACGCAATCGACGCAAAATTCATAATTTGAGTTCCGTGTTGCGACCAGAAACTGGCGATTCCAGTTAGGAGACTACGCACAACGGAACTTACTCCAGTTAGTACCGTACTTACCATTGATCGCAATCCACTGTATGCAGCTACAGCAAATTGAACAATTTGCTGACCGTGTTGCGACCAAAAACGGCTCATACCAGCACCGATAGTACGTACCGTTGACATGATTCCATTCATTCCATTAGTAACAGCCGTTCTGACACTGTTAATAATTGTAATAGCACTTCGGATTGTTTGTGGTGAGAGTCCAAGAGAACTTAAAATGGATACACCTTTTCCGGTATTCCCACCAAATAACGCACCGATCCCTTTTGTAAACTGTCCTAAGTTGGACATTTGCTGCTTGATTTGATTGATGGCGTTTTTAATTCCATTTGTTACTGTAACAATGTTTTTTGTAGCTTCAGGTGTAAATCCTAAACGGCTAAGAATCGAAACGCCCTTACCTTCATTCCCTCCAAATATCGCTTGTACACCTGACCAAGCTGTTGTAAGAAATGCTTTTACCTGATTCACTTTCACCATCAAGGAATCAAATGCTGCCTTCACACCATTTATCGCTGCATAAACAATATTTCTAAAGGTTTCACTATGCGACCAAAGAAGTGCGATTCCTATGGCTATTGCGGCAATTACTCCGGTAAAGATAAAGGCGGTTCTTACTACTCCTAATAATGCAACCGAAGTCATGCGTAATGCTCCAGCCAATAGCGCGAATCCTTCTACAATTCCTGGTAAAAATCCAAGAACTAAAAGAACCGGTCCTGCAAATAATAGGAACACACCTACAAGTGCTACCATAACTGTTAATGTTGTTTGTACAGGTCCTGGTAACGCATTAAATGCATCTGTTAGCATTCCAAGTCCATCAGCAATTACACGAATCATAGGTATAAGTGCATTACCTACTGAAATTTGTAATGTTTCAAATGAACCGGATAACTGATTTAATGAACCATTTAAGTTGTCTTGCATTTTCTTCGCAGTATCCGCAGCTGCTCCGCCCGAATCTTTTAAACCTTGCGTAAGCTTTTGTAGTTTATCTGGTCCAGCATTTACAACTGCTAACATACCTGAAACAGCTTCTGTACCGAAAATATTAGATAAAGCTGCCGCTTTTTGTGCATTCCCCATGTCTTTTGTAGCATCACCGATTTTACCGATGATTTCATGGAATGGTTTCATTTTTCCGCCAGAATCTGTGATTGTTACTCCTAATGCATCTAAAGCTTTTTGAGCCGACTTAGGCGGATCAGAAAGACGTAGTAAAGATGCTCTTAATGCTGTACCAGCCATTTCACCTTTAATACCTGCATCGGCCATAATACCGGTAGCAGCAGACAGTTGCTCTAATGAGATGCCGAGCATTTTTGCAACTGGTGCAGCATATTTAAAGCTGTACTGCATGTCCAAGATACCTGCTGCCGATTGGTTGGCTGATTGGGAAAGTACATCCGCTATATGAGAGGATTCTTTCGCTTCCATACCAAACGCATTTAAAGCGGCTGCTACTGTTTCAGAGGTCATAGCCATATCTTCTTGTGCGGCTTCGGAAGCAGCGATAATACCAGGCATTGCACCAATAATATCGTTTACCTCGAAGCCTGAAGCGGCTAAGTTCTGCATACCTACTGCAACTTCACTAGCTGACTTTGTGGTGGATGCTCCTAGTGCTTTTGCCGTTTCTGTTAAACTACCTAACTGATTTCCTGTCGCACCAGAAATCGCACCCACTTTAGCCATCTGTTGTTCAAAATCGGCTGCTACTTTTACACTTGAGCCGAGCCCCATTGCAACGGCTCCACCTGCAATTGTGGCGGCTGCACCTGTTGAAAATAAAGCTCCACTGGCTCGTTCTAAACCTTGTAGCATCGTTGCTTGTCTTTCGCTTACTCCACCAAACCTTTCACGTAATGCCGCCATACTGTTTCCGGCATGTTGCGCGCTAGTGGCGTTTTGATTTAATGCAGAGTTCATTTGGTTAATCTGCTGGGTTGCTTGTTGCATTTCCCTGGTGAGTTGTTCCACTTGAGTTTCTAGATGATTAATTCGTTGAGCAGATTGTTGTAAGTCCCTTTCCATCGTCTGCAAATGTTGTTCTAATTGATTTACCTGCTGTGCAGATTGTTGGAACTCATGACGTAGTTGCTGCATTTCATGTTCAAGTTGATTGACTCGTTGCGTAGACTGGTTTAAATCCGTATTTAGTTGATGCAGATTATTACCAAATTGCGTTGTTCCTTGAGCTGATTGGTGTAAATGGTTGGTTAACTGTACAACATTATGATCCAACTGCGATGTACTTTGCGTTGCTTGATGAAGCGGTACAACATTCGCACTTTGAAACCTCAACGCTGTATCTAATTCTCTTGCTGCTCTTGATGTTTGCTCCATGTGTTGCGTCATTTGACGTAACGGAGCAGACATCGCATCCACTAAACTTATCTTACCTGTTACCTGTTTTTCACCCATAAGTCACCGCCCTTCATTCTTGGGCCGCAGCGGCTTTTTCATCTAGTTCGTCTTGATACAAGCAGGAAGCAATAAAAAAAACTTTTTTCTCACGTTTCATAAGAAAAAAGTCTTCTGGATCTATGTTTTTTGTTTGAAAAAGCCTGTGGGCCCATGAAGCCATTGGGTCGGTTTTAATTAGTTTTTTACTGCGTCAATTTCTTCTTCCATTGAGTCTTGACCTAAACCAGATAATTCAACAATATACTGCGTTGCTTTCACAATACCGCCTAATGATAAAAACTTAGGTACAATGAATTCCGGGTTCGGTACAGGTGCTCCGACTTTTTTTGCTAATTCTGGAGATTTCCAATCAATATTTGTTCTTGTTTCATCTGTAGCAGCTGCAATCATTAAAGCATTGTATTTTGCTTCATTCATCTGTTCTAATGGTGGCAATCCTTTCTTTTGAGGAACTTTTGTTGTAGATGTTTTACGGATTTTTTGCTCTTCTTCTGCATCGATAGACTTCATTGGTAATACAAAGTACTTTCCATCGATTGTTTGTACTTTCACTTCACCGCGAACACGTTCGTCTGTATTTACTCCAAATAAATCTTCTAAACTTGCAAATTGTTTTTTCTGTAATTCAGTCATAATAAGTATTCCTCCTAGCGTTTTTCACGCGTTATTTTATGTGCAAAGAAAAAAGAGAGGTTATCCCTCTCTTTACTCAAAAATCTCAAAATCATCAAACGTAAACGGAAAATCGTCATCGATTAAATCTTTTACTTTAAATCCTAATAAAGTCACCTCATCAAAGCTCACACCTTTAAAAGCCACTTTCATATTTGCACCCTGTGCCATTTCATCAGGGTCATGATAATCCCCGACAATCGTAAAGGTTTGGTCAGGATTCTTTAAAATACGTGTTGCTAAAGCTTTCGCATCTTCTGTGTGATACATTTTCATTTTCCCTGTACCGGAACCGCCCATAATTCGATTTCCATCTAAGAAAGCATTTGCACGCTCTACTTTCTTTTTATCAAATTTGACTTTCCCTTCAAATTCTGATACTCCTGTCCATTGCTCACCTTTATCATCATATACACCACCATATTTCCCACGGGTAATATTTCTAGGGTTAACAACTGGTAAATTGTTATCATACAAAGACATCTAGCAGACCTCCTTAGGATACCTTGTTTTTGTTGTACACTTTTTCGATTGCATCAATGATCAGGTACTCAGTAATAAAGAATGCTTCATCTTTGTACACTGCCTTACCAAGATTTTGCGTATGGCGAGGGTCTTCATAACAATTGAATGTACCTAATTCAATGACTTCTTCCTGCGCTAAACGTTCTAACAACTCATCCTTAATGGCTTGAGCAGCAGCAATACGTTTTGCTTGTGTATTCGCTTTTGAAATATATCGATTGAAGATTTTTTCTTGTGCGTTTGTGATGTAGTCAATACCGAGTACGACTTTCACCTTTTGCAGCGTACGGATTGTAGCTGCTTCATCAGCATCTTCAGCCATACCAATTACCGCATCCAGGTTTTTAAGTGTTGTCATTGTATTAACTGGCGTATTGAAACGAACTTTCTTGCCCTCTTGGAAGAACACAATATTACCAGTCGCAATACGTGCTTTCGTTTCTTCTACACCAAGTTTTTCTACCCAAGTAAACGGCGTAGCTTTCTGGGCCACACTCTCATTAAGTGGGCATGCTAAAAGAGCCGCAGCCATGTAAACCGCAACTTCTTGTGGTGTATACGATTGTCCATCAATTTTTGCTTTTTGTACGCAGTTCGCAATGCCGTAGTAATCGATATCCGTTGAACCTTCCCCTGCTGTGTATCCAGTAATTAATTTACCGGCAACACGCATTGTTTGAATGAATTGTACTTGTAATGTTTTTAACGCAGGATCTGTAACACCATCAAGCACGACACCCTCAAGATCTTCCTCTGCTTTTGCTAAAGCAAAGAAATCGTTGTAATTCTCTACTTTTACGTTTTGTCCACTTACACCACCAGTAAGAGGTACGTTGTTTGCATCAGCGACTGTTCCTGCTTTGCCTTCGATTTTAGAAATAGCAATGTATAGGCTATACTTCGTTTTCGCAATTAGCTCATCGATTGTCGCAAAGCTCACACGCTCTAGTTCTGTGAAGCCTTCTGTTACGATTAACTGCTTTACACCTTCTTCGCCTAGCTTTGGACGTACTGTGACTTTAAAATTGTTACCACGAGTCCCTGTGTATTTTGCAGTAATGTTTACCGTATCAAGTGCAATTGTTGCTTTCTTTGCATCTGTTGTAGCAAGGCGCACTACTTTTAACAGCTTTAATTTCGTCATACGCGCTAAATCAACGAGGTGTGACGTTTGCCCTACGAATGGATTCTCATCGTAAGAATATAGGTCTACAACAACGTTTTCTGGACCCCAATCCGCTTTAATCGGCATCATTAACACGCCGCGAGCAGTCGTATCAACAGCACCTTTTACAACAAGCTCTGCAAAGGAATAAAAACCAGTTTCTAGCTCATGCTTGCCTTCTTTAAATGGTTTTGGCATTTAGTACACCTCTTTCTTCAAAAATTCTTGAATGGTATAACTTGCGGTTTCTACGTCTACCTCAATGAAATGAGAAAGTGCAGCACCGGCGATATATTTCGGAACACCAAATAATTGCTCTGCTTGTTCTACAACCTCATTTACCGGATATTTAACAATTGGAGCAGGAGTAGGTTCTTGTTTTGCTTCCTTACTTGCCATATCGGCCACCTCGCTTTTTATCAACTAATTTGATATTGTTATGAACTTTACGCAGGATTTCATGGTGTTCAACAAGCTCAATGAAACGCTCGCCTTTTGCAGTAATGTTCCATACATCAACATCAGCTTGTTTTATTTCAATCTCAACATCCTCTAAACGAGCTTTTGTTAGGGTGAAATTCTCATCTACTAATGGAATGTCGTATTTACATCCCATTAATGCAGCTTGCAACTTCGCTTGAAATTGCAGTGCTTGTGTTTCTGGAGCTGTTTCTTTATCCAGGAACAATGTACCGTGGATCAGTGGGCGATACCTATGAAAGCCAACTGAATCCTGATACGGTTTACCGACTGGCGTTTGCAAATAGAAAAAAGGAGGCTCTGTTTCCTGCCTCCGTCTTGTTGTATATCCTTTTATGCCAGTGGTAGTTTGAATGAATTTTAGTACACTAGTTAGATCACACGAAACCAAGTTCATTCATAACCTCTCCCACTCTGTCTTCAAGCCAGCGTAATGCTTCCGGCTCAAATTCATGCCATGAGTCTTCTAACATGTGAGCACCTTCTACCCATTTCCCTGCTTGTTTAGCGGTTTCTCGGCTCATTCCACTATGCCTTGTACGATGCCCTGCTTCTACGTATTCAGCATAAAATAAGTTTGAACCAACAACAATTTCGATTCCTTCTCCCATACCAACCTTCAAGAAAACAGAACCGTCACCATTCACACCTGCACCGGCAGAAAGAAAAGAGTTTCGTAGTGCTCCTTTATCAACTGGTGTTTTCTCTGCCACCATCGACATTAACTGTAGCGCCAATGCTTCTGCCCACAATTCGAGCATTCTTGGTAATCTACCTTGTATAACACTTTTCATTTGGTGCATCCATTCATCGAATCCCTCGAGAACAAATCCACCTTCCATACCGCCACTCATACCGTTACCTCACCCTTCAGGTCAATCTCAAAATGATGAATGCCTTCTCGGTCAAATACTGGATAAGGATGTGAAGCGATATAACGACCTAAAACATATTTTGTCTTTGGGTCGTATACATCGATTGTATCCCCTGCTTTTATGCCAGGATAAAGCGTGTGAATAAAGACTACATTGTCAATTTCAACTCTGCCTATTACTTCATTCACTTTGCTTTGGTTTTTCTTTACGAGAGCGCACGGCTGATCAGTAGCAATTTCTTTTAATACTTGCTTACTGTCGAACTCACTCTCATCAGAAACAATACGAGAGACCGTCATTCGGTGAAATAGTATCGATTCATATCTACTCAAAAGAAAAACACCCCTGATTCGTTCCCTGATTGCATGTATGGCTCAAGTAGATCCATTGCAAGGTTACGGTAAGAAGTGCCTTTATCAGCAAATGTCTCTTTGTAATCAGAGCGTTCAATACTTTTCACCTGTTGCGGTTCTTTCTCGTCTTTCACAAGATAACAGACGGCAAGTTTGATATCATCAGGGACTTGCTCATCTATTTTCTTCACTTTTGAGCGCGCAAAAATAGAAGCTCGTAACAATGCGGCTTCCAGATCACTCACGTTATTTAGTTCAGCAAATAAGCTTTTCGCTTCATCTGCTGTAATTAAGCTCTTCATCACACATCAATTTGCATTACGCCTGAAGGATATGAAAGCTCAGGGAATGCAGCTTTTCCGATTTCGATGAATTCATTTAATGTGTTCTCTTCATTCCAAGCACGAGTATAAATACCTGGTTGTCCTTGTTTTTCAACTGTAGGACCTTGAACAGTAGAACCTAATGAATTTTTACCTTCAATACCAAGGAACACAACGCGTCGCTCTGGTAAATAACGTTCTGTTTTACCATCTTCAAACGTAATTTCTAAATCATTTGTTGTGATTGGTGGGATGTTCCAACGTGATAAGTAAGTTGCTAGTTCGTCAGGCGTTACCATGCCACCAGCGACTCCTTTAATATTTCCAATTGTTGATTTCGATTGTAGGATATCAAGATAAGCTGCATTAGACATATGAATTGCTAATGGACGGCGGCCTGCGTTTGCTTTCTTGAATTTCTCAATTAAATCAACAAGATCTTTAATTGGATTCGATTTTTCAACATCGCTCCATTTTATTGTAAGAGCAGTTGCTTTTGGTACATCGAATGCTAAATCTAATGAGAATCCATCTAAATCGTATTTAATTTTACCTTTATACAATACAGACGTACGGAAATACTCTTCCGTTTCTTCTACACCAAGTTTTAAGCTATCGATATAATTGAACACACGATCAATGACTTGTTGACGCTCTTTATCAAATTTTGTGTTCATAATTGTTAATTGATCTTTTTGGTCAAAACGGTAACGGTGAGCTAACTTAGCAACCTCAGCAACCGCACGTTCTAATCCTTGTTTGTCACGTAATGGTGCAGGTGCTCCGAATTCTAATAGGTTTGCTGCAACGTTATTATTTTTTCTGTAAATATCGTATGCGAATGTAAGACTATATACATCCTTATCACGAGGTAAAAACGGTAGTGTTTTTGATTCAAATGGTACCGTTAAATTCTCAACATAACCAATTAAGGTTTCACGCTTAAATTCATCTAATTGTAGAATACTCATTCAGCTTCACTCTCCTTATCGAATATCAAGCATTTTTGCTTTTGCTTTAAATTCTGGTGTAATAGCAGGACATTTTGACTCTTTTACATAACCACCAACAAGTCCTACTGCTTGTACATCGTTTGTATCAATGCGAATATCACGGAACAGTAATGAAACTTGCTCGTTTGATGCTGCATCCTTTGTTTTATCAAATGGACGTGTTTTCTTTGTTGTTGCATCAAAGATTAATGATGTGCCGGCAGGAATAATACCTGCTGTAAATGCAGTGTAATCTAGCGTTACTGTGACTGTTTTTAAACCGACGATATCACGTAGAATTTCTTTACCAGCAACAACTGTATCTTTACGTGGATATAGATTCAATTCGCTTCACTCCTTAATTTTTTTGACTACGTCTCTTCGCTAATTCTGCACCTTTATCGTAGTCTGTTTTAGATGCAGGTGGAGTTCCACCGCCTGGCGCAGTACTTCCTGGTCTTTGTTGCCCACCACCTCCTTGACCGCCACCTGCTGGCTCTTCACTCATAAATAAGAATGGTTTATCTGTCTTCACCTGCTCAATTACTTCTTTCATATTCGTAATCTCTCCACTATCTGGATCAGCTTGTAATAAAGGCTTCACTGTAGCAAAAAGGATATCTGCATCATGTGGTTTATATGATGTAGCTGCTTTTACAAATGCAAGTTCCGTTTTCAAACTACTGTTTTCAGATGTTAATGTTTCGTTTGAAGTACGTAACGCTGCATCAGCTTCTTCTTTCGTTTTCGATGCACCCAATTTATCTTGTAAATCTTTAAGCGACTCTACACCCAATTTCTTATACAAATCCGCTTTTGCTTGCGTTTCTGCTGCCTTCTTAGCATCAGTAAGCTGTGTATCCAGTTGCTCCTGCGTATATGTCACAGGTGGTTCAGCTGGTGGGTCTGTTGGCGGTGGGTCTTGTGGTGGATTAGCTGGCGGATTCGGATCCGAAAAGTATTGGAAGTTTCCTAAACGTAATCTAAATGTTGGCTTTACTTGTTTATCTAATTTCATTACTCAACTACCTCCCAATTCTCAGCGAATAATTCAATATTCGTTTCTTTCCATGGAACTCTACCAAAACGAGATTCTACATATAGATATGGAGCTGTCATTTTGCTATGTTCATCAGGAAATTGAGCACGAATAACTACATCGGAACTCCACTGTGGTAATCTCATGCCTTTACCCTTTCTTACTTCTTCAAATGCTTGACCAAAATTCATTATTCTTCACTCTCCTGTTTCTTGTACTGCTTACTATAACTAGTGGCAGAATCAAGTCCTTGTTCTTTTGCATACTCTTCATAATTCTTCGCATCAGTGCGATACGTTTTACCAGTACTCATGCTTCTTGCAGCACGTTGACGGTTCGAATTATCAAAGCCACGTATAACTGCTACAAATGTTCTCCTACAATTAGGATGCTCTATAGCTGGAATGCTCTTTGCTTCTTCAACAGAAAACTCTCTACCATCCATCGCTTGGCATTTTTTGCACGTTCTTCTGTCCAAAGTTTCTAGTACCTTCATAGCTTTGAGTAAGTCCATATCCAGTTCATTGCTACGTTTATCAAAATCAGTCATGTATTCTTTTTTTGCTTCATTGCTGGCCATTATAATCTCAGAACGTACAAGACGTTCACTCTTATACGCTTCTTGACCAATTCGCTTCTGCAACTTAACTGTAGTGGTACGGAAACTCTCACCGCGTTGCATGGAATTAACTAATGTTGTACGCAAATGTTCTTTGAAGTTCTCTGTTTGACCCCACAAATTATCCGAAAAGTGACCGTGACCCCAATCCTTTTCTACCAGTATCTTAATAGCACGTTCTGGTATAACTGGCGGAACAACAATGTATCCTTGGATATGAGCAGCAGCAATATAAGAAGCAAATGCATAATCAACAACACCTACAGTTTTTATAGAGTTAGTAATTATGCCCGTTGCGGTTTCATTAATACGATCAATACTAATTTCCATCTGTCTGAGAATCGCTTCTAAATCTTTTCCTCTTCTGATTTCGTCCCAATCCCATGAATCTTCGGGAGAACCTAAGCTTGTTCTTGTGTAAAGATAGGAAAGCTCCTTGTTTATGTCTTGCAGAAACTCTGCATACACTTCAAGCAGCACACGAATACGCTCATCTTTAAACTTAATTAGCTTCTTTTGTTGCTCTATTGCCATTTCCTGAAGCTTTTTCAGTTCTTCATGATTCATAGCTCATCATCCGTTTTATCGCTCTTCTGCATGCGCTTATCACGGTTTGCGATGTGGCCATCAATATTCTTCAAGTCAACGGTTTTACTTTCTGCCGCTTCTTGTTCCAATCGTTTTTGTTCTTCTTGAACGTCCTCAACAAGTGGGTTCAATTGAAGTAATGTGAATTCTGACAATCGACCTTCCAACTTGTTGAGCATATCAATTAGTTCTTTTAAGTTTTGCGGTTTATTACGATGGATTTCCCACCAGATCCACTTATGATTGTATAAAACATTATTCTCATTTCGTGGGTCCAATGTTTCTTTTAACGCTTCTGCTGTATTCTCATTACCACTCTCAATTAATTTCTGTGCATTTAGCATTAAAGTAATAATCATGAACTTACGTCTGATGTATCGTAGCAGGTATATTTCTTTCTCATTCACTTGTAAATCAAGTGGAGCGTATAATTGCTCAATTGCTACACCTGACAAATCACCAAGTGCTTCTTGCTTGTATATTTTAGGTAACTGTGAAGTTTCGAAAATCGAATCAATCATGGTTTTTGCTTGCCATTCAATCGGTTCATTCTTCATATCAGCGATTAGATAGGACGCATCGGCTTGTTCTCCCGGTTCTCCTTTTATACTAATCGCACGTGCTTTACGCATTTTGATTCCTTCTTCTGGTTCAACTTTAACCCCTTTAAACAGTAAATACGGGTCGCAGAATACATCTAATCGATTTGAGTTGTCCGAAATCAACCTTGCTAATTCCTCAAGTTGTGAAATGATATCGTCCGATAAATTACTTGGACCATATTGCACCATGCCGCCTCTTGGTTTCGCGAATTCACCGTTTTGAAAATAAGCAGCAGGTACAATTGGGATTGAATGTGGCATTGGATTGATTTTGTAATCTCCGTTTAATTTGAACGTGCCATTCTCATTGATTAAATACGTTACGGTTGCATCATCGTATACTTCCACATGTTCAATTTCTTCATTACCGAATTTTATTTTATAGCGATGGATAACAGCAAGCATATCGCCCTTGTGATCAAACACTGGGAAGCATTCATTGATTGGATACGATTTGTACTTAATCTCACCCATTTCATCAAAATAAAAAAGGACTGTCGCAGCACCTGCAATCAACCCGCGTTTCGTATTCAAATAATCAACTGCATGATCATCATTTTCTTCTAGCACATACTTTAATTCATCCCTAAATTGTTCAACTACTTCTTTGCTTGCGCCTTTTTCGATGACTGTATCAGGTACATCGTAACTTACTGGCTTCCCTAGCATATAAGAAGCTGGCATACCACAAATAAGCTTGGAGTAATTCACTACAATTCGATGATTAGGATCATCTGTCCGTTTCGGATTTCGTTTTAAAATATCAAAATCACCATCGAATACGTTCTGCCTTTTCTCTACATCCAGTAAAAGTTTATCGTGTTCTTTTAATATCTCATTCAGCAATTCCCAATCTTTCTGCTTTAACTTTTCTGTATAATTCCCCTTCACACTCACACCTCCTTTTCGTTTAAAAAGGGTGCGGAACCACTCTTTTAAGCGTTCAAACATAGCGCACCTCCTAGAATACACGTTCAAATGCACTCGCATGACTCAGCTCTTTCAAGTCGGATACTTCATATCCATCTAAGCCATACCAGATAGCAGAAAAAGTATGTGGATCTATATTAAATTCATCCAAGATGATATTTCCGTTTTTATCTTTTTTGTATGTTAAGTTCTTGAGTTCTCGTTTCATATTCGGGCAAGCGGTGGAGCAGAATATTTTCTTGAATCGCTTTACCTTCTTGGTATTTGCTAATCGTGAGCCTTGGAATTTTTTCGCTCCACTCATTTCAAATCCTTTTTGCCTGAAGTACGCGATGGTTTTCGGCTCTGCACTATCCGCTTTAATGTGTTCGCCTGATTCTTTAAACTCAATTAAGTCTTTTGCGGTTTGTGGATCAGTTTGCTTATTTTTGTAGTACTCCCAATACAAGTAGAGGTACTTTTTCTCATGGTCAATTGCCATACGTACCACCGAGTTAAAAGATGTTTCAAAACCAAAGTCCATACCAACACGTAACATCAATTTACGCTGGTTCTTTATGATTTCATCCATCTTTTCAGCTTCCATCATTTCGAACTGTGGTAATACTTTGACACCATTCACACCAAACTTCCCGTATCTCGCAACGCGGTACAAATCAGGGTCATACTCTTTCGTTTCATCCAGTTCATCGATATACGATTGCGGCAAGAATAAATTATCATCTGCCGTACTGTGATGGTAATACGTATCTTTCACAACAACCGTATGCTTCTCGTATAGCTCCTCATCATCTAACACCGTTCGCTCATTCACTTCATCTTTAAAGAAATGCAAATAGACCCAGTTATCGACGCTAACAGGGTTTGTTGAGAGAATCATGTGTAATTTTAATGATGGATGACGCATACGTTTCTTTACTTCTTTAAAGCCCTCATATTTGATTTCCGATGCTTCTTCTAGCCACACCATCGATACATTATGAACAGACTTTAATTTCGCAGGTTTATCCATACCACGGAAAATGATTGTACTTCCGTTCGGGAATTTGATTTTCATTGGCGATTCAGTGACTTTAATTGTATCCGAAAGCCCTAAATCTTCAATGATATCTACAAAAAGAGCGAAGCAGCTCTCTTTAATGGTCTCGTACACCTCACGTATTACAAGACATTTGCGCTTCTCTTCCAACAGCTTTAAAACGATTTTCAGCGCAACGTGATAGCTTTTTGATGAACCGTAACCACCAACAAGAAAGTAATTTTTATGATTCCAATCGAACAGAAAGTCTTCAAAACGAGGGTTCACTTCTTTTTCAACAATCATGATCTCTCACTCTTTCTGGTGATTTTAATCTCGATTGGTTCATTCTTTCCTTTACCAGTTAGGTTTTCAGTCTCAGCATTAGCTTTCTTTATCTGCGCATCATACATCTCTTTTTGCATACGATGACGCTCTTCTTCAATTTTTCGTTTGAAGTTATCAGGCACTAAATCGAAGTACATCGCTAGTTTATCAAGTGCTCTCATTTTGTCAGCAAGCTTGATAGACACGCCTTCTTTACCCTTTTTCACTTCCGCAATGATAGAGCCATCAACCATATCGGATTCATTAAAATCAACATAACTAATGGTTCTCATGACTGGTTTTCCGTCTTCATCTTTTACAGGTCCAAACGGCCCCATCACTTCTACTTCTCTTTGACCAAAGGTTACGTAATTCGTAATATCAGCAAAAGCAATCTTAATGTACTCATTCAATACATCCATCGCTTCCACAAATATATTTTCAACCATCTCACCTTTAATCTCCCTGATGTACGATGCTACACGTTCTCTTCTAAGCAACCGGCTACTCGTTACATGTGCGCTACTCTTGGCATAACCAGCTTTCAGTGCAGCTTGTGTACCGTTAAAGTACTTCACGTAATACAAACAAAAGAGCCGTTCTTGTTCCGTCAACTCTTCATCATCTAGCATCTTTTTTAACTTGGCTTTTGTCTTGGGATTTTTAACATTAGTAACGCTCCTTTTCGCAATAGTAACGTTACCTTTTAATTGTTCGTCCCATTTGTCTTGTGATTTCCACTTTCGGATTTGAGATGGCTTTAAGTTTAACTCCTTCGCAATCTCAACAAGTAGCTTCTCACCATTGCTTGCTTTGTATATTTCAAATGCTTTATCACGGTCTGGACTACGCTGTCTCGCCATCTACATTTCACCTGCCACCTCGCGTTCAATATATTTAAAATGGTTACTTCGGAAAAGCATGCAACTCTCCGCACTTACTACATTGTTTGACTGTCATGTTTTCCTCGACTCTACTTTCTTGCAACTCGCCACCACAACGTTCGCAATACTTCCCAGGGATCACTTGTAAATCTTCTCGTAATTGTTTAATTGCCTTTTCAGCAGCTTCTAATTGTCTAATGAGATGACCGTTTTTGAAATTGATGTTAATTTCCTTTTCCACTTATTCCACCTCACGTTCGAGTTTGTTTTGTAAAACTCAGCAAGTCGTCCTCGCTCTGATTCGCATTGGTTTTCGATTCAACACCTGCGATTGCATCACTTTATTTTTCACATACCCATAAACTGCTCGTGCTGGTTTTCTTTCTTTTGTACACTCTTCATAAAACCATACGATTTCTTTAACTTGCTCCTTAACCTGCTCCCACGATTGACGAATCCATTGAACAATTGTTTGACAAGCTTCATAAAATTGCTTTACAGCTTTCTGCAACATCCCTTCACCTCTCATCATTCCTCATTGCCTTCAATTGCTCCATTTCTTTCTGTACTGCTCTACCAATATCTCGTTCTTGTATCTTTTCTTGTACAGTACAAAATACAATTCCAACTAGTGAACCTACACAGCACCCTATAAAGAATCTATCCAACTCATCCCATCCACTCACTCCCTACGCTAATCGCTTTACAAAATAAAAAAAGCATCCAAGAGGACACTTTTTATTGTTCATTCAATACAATAATGAATTCTGGTTCGATAACATCTTCACCAAAATATCCATAATGTAATTTATAATCTACAACTTTATAATCCCTACCACTTATCTTAACTTCTTTTGTAACTTCCAAAACAGCAACTAAACCAGCGACATCATCATGGTTCGTAACAAGTATTTCCTTAAGTATTTCATCACGATATTTTACTCTCATCATTTTCCCCACTTTCATTTTAAGAACATTGGTTCTTTTTATTACAAACCAATCATATCACTGTATTATGATATTGCACAAATTGAAAATGACGTTTTTGGGATTTCACGGAAAATATTTTGTATCACCAATCAACCCAGCAAAAATACCAGGCTCAATAAGAAACACAAAAGCCACGATACAAATGCACCGCGGCTGAATATATAAATGTAATTGGTCTTTTCGTCCTTTTTGCGGATTCTTACCGCCCATGCCCGTTCTCCGGTAACGTTTTGATAAAGGGGCTATGATCATTGATTATGAGCGCATAGATACGTTATCCCCACGTTATGCTCTTTTCGAAGAACAAATAACTGTAGGAATATCGTATCGCTGATTTTGAGGTGAAAACTTACCCAATTCACTGCCCAAAATACTACCCGAAATACTGCCCCAAAACTTCCATATTCAGTTTTATATCATGTTTAATGCTCTTGCAAATCTGATAATACCTGACTTTCTTTTTCGATAAAATTTACCTTCCCTCATACCTAACGTAGTTGCTAAATAATCATTATTTACTTCTTTACCACTCATGTATTTCGCTTCCAAAACCCGTTGCTCGTCCTCATCCAAAGCTTCTTCAAATGCTCGCTTTAATTGTCGATATCTGATTTCATCTTCCGTACATTTTCTAAGTTCCGGAAATAATAATTCGACTCCGAACGCCGCTTGCTCTTCTATGTTTTTAAATTTCACTTTTAATACGCGGTATTCTTGTAACTCTTCTATCACGAAAGGCCGTATTTCCTTTTCATTTACATGCCTAGAAGGTTGATTCATACTATACGGTTCCCCTCCGTTCGATCTGCTTACTTATCAAAAGATTATTCTATCGAATCCTCAATTTCACATTTCTTTGTTTTACCAATCCGTATTGCATCTTGAATAGTAATTAAGCTAGAACTTCCAATCATTTTTCTTTTCCCTTTAAAATACAATCTGTATCTCGGATGCTTTGCATAGTCTAAACCTTTACCTCTTTTTTTGTATTCCAACCTTATCACTCCACCATCAGGATACCTATATATGGATTGTGACTTTTCATGTTCAGCTCTCATTTTCCTCTCTCCCTTGAATAAAACTCAATATTCCGTTAATACTATAGACACATGGTTATCTTTCTCCGATTTCCTTATATGAGCAGTTAGCTTTTGCTAGCTGCTCTTTTATTGCGAATTGTTTTCCCAACCATCATCTGTTCTTTTCCATCCTTGACTACGTAATTCTAAATTATATGACACTCTTCTTTTTGAAGCATTTTCGATTATGCTCTGTAAATTTTCAATTTCTTTTCGCTTGTATTCCAATTGTCGTTCGAATAATTCAATGTCCTTCTCTTCATTTGTTACATATCTCTTATAAGCTTCAATTCTTTCTTCTGGCCACTTCTTCATATCCATTCCCCTTTTCTACAAAATGAAATTTTTATATTAATCTTCCTCAAGTCTCGTAACAGTTATATAATTTCTAGCATTCTTCCGACTTGCTATTCTCCTTTGATACGCTGGTCTTGTATAAAAACGAACTGTCGCAGGAAGTACGCCCATATAATTAGCGCATTCTTGTATAGTTCCGATACATAACAATGATTCACCTTTATAAACAACGTACTCCTTTAAGTTCATTTTTCATTCTCCTTTGCTCTATAATATTTTTGTCCCGGATTAAATTTTGCGACTTGAAAACTACCATCCAATTTCCTTCAACCATGCACCTTCACTGTTATAAAAGTTAACTACCATATGTTTGTTTCTGTACTTTTCAATAATGTTCCGGATTGCTGATTTCAACGATCCTTTATATGAAATAAATCTCTTTTTAATTTTGTTATTACGTCCCTTGAAAGTCATTTCAATTTTGAATGTGTCATCCCATAAATTCATTCATCCTACCTCACTTTCTACTATTCTTATGAGCTATTTATAATTAAGAGCTTTAATTGTATTCATCGCACTTTTCATCTTCATCGACTACCTTTTGATGCACCGAACAATACAGATTATTATCATCGTCTGATAATGAATTGCCGCAGTTTAAACAATCTTCTTTCATGTTATATCCGCCCTTTTTTATTAATTTGTTCCAAACTTTCACATTGTGGCCAAAAACATTTTTTTGTACCAAATAGCGTTTTGGTTACAAAATTATTTATGTTTCCTTTTGCAATCACCACAGTAGTTTTTAAAGTCCTTGCCTTCTTGTTTAAACGTATAACCCTTCGAGAGCACTCCATTCATTTTCCCGTCAAAGCCTAGCGGTTCAAATGTTGAGCATAAAATTCTTTCTTTTCCACATTCATCACAAATCACTGTAGTGGTATATGACTTAGTCTCCTTTGTTCTAAAAGCCATTCCTCATTCCCCTTTCAAATTACGATTTTGTTTTGTTTCACACTGCTTATTACTCGTAATAAAATTCAATCAATGTGTCTTGATCTGCACAAACTCTGATTTCTACCGTGCAATAATTACCATCTTCATCAGAGTTGAATTTATTAGGATCAAATTCCGTTGGGACCTTATCTCCTTCACTTTCAATGTATTTTGCTAAAACAGGAGCAATATATGCTATTGATAGAACTTTATCAACTTCTCCAAATACATCCGTACTTTGACTAGACCATTCTTGATTAATTGTTTCTAATAATGTTTGTAGTAAACTCATTTCGTTCCCTTCTTTCTATTCAAATAAGGATTTTGTCTTAATTAATGAGTCACATCAGTGGTTTCATCCGACATCCAATCCCTATCTACATCTTCAATCGGCGGCATTTCCGGTAAATGTTCCGCATTGTAATTCTTTGATTTTTCGATTTGTTCTATGATTTTTTGTTTTCCAACTTTGTTTATTACTCTTTTTATTTCTTCAGCAACTTCCGTTCTTAAGAATGCAACTGTACCTGCTGCTGTGCTTGTTTTTTCGTAAGCATCACCAACAACTGGTATCGGCAACAATACCCTGTGACCGGTTGTAACTTCAGATATATTAAGTACAGTTCCGAAAACAGTGTCGAACATAGGACATGCACATAATATGAATTCATCTATTTGTATAGCGTGTCCTATCATTGGTTGCCAATTTCCTTGATTTGTTGCTAAATGAAACTTTTGAGCTTGCTCATTCACTTTGATTTCCATTCCGTTCCCCTCCAAAATAAGAATTTTATTAAAAACTTACATGTATATATTTTTCGTTATATAATTAAAGCATCCATATATTAGGAGTGTTAATTATGTCAGGAACGATAATGATTTTGTTATACATTTGTTTCGGATTAAGTGCAGTTTTCAGCTTAATAAAAGAATTGAAAAAGCCACAGAAAAACCAGTTCTTAATTTTAGTTGATTCTCTAATTTTGCTAGGAGCCTTAATCCTATTAGGTAGTATCTTCATCTAAATTACATAACTAGAACTCCAGTTGGGAGTGGAGCAGTTAGCGAAAGCTAACTGCTTTTTATAAATTAACGCTTTGGTTATAATTGTTCGCTAAGTCCTACAGCTTCATCTAATTGTTTTTTCAACTTATTTACGCTATCTTTCGTAAGAACTACATGGCAAGAGTCACCATCTACAGTTAGCCAAATGTTTAGCTTCCCTTTTTCAGCTACCTCTATTTCTAAAGAATCCTCAGGTTCAACTGAACATTTTATCAACTCAAATTTATTCATCATTTTTCCTCCTAATTTTTATACAAAATTCAAATTTTATTGGACTTTCTTCCCATCATTCTTTATCTCTTTCAGTTGCGCAGCTTCCTTCTTTGTTGATTGCTCAATAAATTTACTTTCATACCAATTTCTCTCTGCTTTATTCATTTGTCCTATTTTGTATATCAAGAAAACTAAGCATAAAGCGGAAACTAAATAACCTATAAGGAATCCTAACCACAACAAAATGTAACTCCACCTTTCTGTATAACTTTCAAAATTGATACTACTTTGCAACTCCCTGCGCTTTCCCAAAAGCTGCAGCTCTTTGATTGATTTGTTTTAAAATCCGACTAATTTGAGTCTGAGTAACCCCGACTTTCTTCCCAATATTTTCTTGTGACATATGGTTTGAATACATATCCCAAACGATCATTTCTCTATCTGGCAACGTCTGAACAAAAGAACCAACTAATATTTCATGCTCAACTTTCTCCGTTTCATTCGCTGAGTATTCATCAACTAGCATCTGTTCAAGTGTTAAATCGCTATCTCCACTTCCTGATGAAAATATCAATTCATTTAAAGAACTTGGAATTTGTTGATACTGTAAGGCTTCTTCTACATCCTCGACTGATACGCCTAGTTGTTGACTAATAACCTCTGGTTTTTCCTCTGCTAATTTTTCCCTAATGATTCTACCTTTCAAGTAGAATATTTCTCTTGCTATCTTAACTTTTTGATTATTTATAATGGCTCTGGTAGTTTCTCCATGCATTTTAGGAATTGCTAAAGTGGAAAACTTACACCCATATGCAGGGTTAAAGTCTTTTCTTGCTTTAAGCAACCCAATCATGCCGCATTGGATCAGGTCCTCTATTTCTAATCCTGTATTACTTTTAATCGATTCTAAATTTGAACCGTACTTTCGCCAAACAAAATTATAAACTAGCTTTTTATACTTCTTCACAAACTCATCATCCGACATGGCTTTCACATCAGCTATTTCAGGCATTCGCTCCACCCCTTTGGATTTCTCTCATATCAGTTGGCCCTTTCCATTTCCCTTCACTTTCCCATTTCTTTTTAAGCTTTCCAACATAAGTAAAGCTCCGGTCATACATAATGCTGATTTCCTTATCCGGAATTCCTTGTTGATTCAAACCCCGTACAATTTCAGGTGTTAATCCAACTGGTATTCTCTTTCTTGGTCCACCATTCTTTTTAGGTTGTGTATCCAAGTATCTACCCAACTGGCGTAATTCTTCACCAGTCGGGCATGCTTTACACTCATTCACACTAAAACATTCATTTGATGTACGATTGTAATAACAACGTCTACATTTCTGTTCGATAATGTCACCAATTTGGTATGTGAGCTCTTTTCGTTCTTCTTTAGTAAGTTTCATACCATCCACCTACAAGACTGCTTTGAGCGCCATACCGAGCGCTTGTGATCTACCTTGTAACTCAAGGCGATGTTCACGTTCTTTGGCAGCCGTTTCTTCTGCTGCACGTACATTGATATGCATTTTTCGAAGGTCACGCTCTAATTCGTGGTTCTTTTCCGTAATCGTATTAAATTCGTTTAGTAATGTGTTGTAATCTTCCTCACGAGATTGTAGCTGATCTTGCATTAATTTGAGTGCATCTTCTGCTTCCAATCGCGCTTCTGTTTCTGCAATGAAATCTTGCGCTAACTTTTCTTTCAAACCCTTTAAGTCCTCATACAGTTTCGATACTTCACTTAGTTCTTTTTGAAGTACATCTTTTTCATCAAGAATGCCATTTAATCGCTCTTTCCAAGAAACATCTAACGTTTCTGTTTTCTCGATATGTGTAGTTACTATAGAATTTAATTTTGACGGTTCAGATTTCGTTTTCTGAACGTTTTGAGGTTGCGGTGACGGTTTTATATTCTGAGAGTTCTTTGATGCGCCTACACGCTTATTAGACACTCCTTTTTCTTCTCTTCTTTTCGAAACGTGATAGTATAAATTCCCTTCTGTTACTCCAAACTCAGCTGCGATATTTCCCCAAGTCCATTTCTTTTCATCTGAAGCACGTAATTTTTCAGCAGTCGCACAAATTTGATCCCAGTTTTTTTGTTCAGCCATATGTTCCGTTCTCCCCTCGAGTAGGCTCTCACCTAAACTTTTTAGTTTTTCACCAATCTCACAATTTTCAGCGCACCATGAAGTTTTATGATTTGTACTTGTCTCATTGTATTTCGGAACCTTCGTACAACCTTTACACTGATCATCTTGTATATTTAAAATCCTAAGTCGGACCTGACGTTTTTCAGTTTTGTTCAATCCATCACCCCATATGAGATTGAAAGATAGGTAGTACAACGAAATTGTCATACTACCAACCTGTATTGATTAGTCTTCTAATGTTTCATCAAAAGGCTTGTCCTCATCAGTGACTTCGATTTCTTCAGAAGATTGCGTTTTTTCTTCTTGCACCTGCTCTTCTTCCGTTACAACCGTTTCTTCTGTCTCTGTTTCTTCCTTCGGTTTCTCTTCTGCCTTTGGCTGCTCTGCCACATCAGGCTGTTTCTCTTTCCACTCATTCCATTTAATCGCTAATGGAGCAACACGTTGACGGTATTCATCGATAACTTCAATAATTTGGCCGGACGACATGTTCAGCTCACTTGCAAGTTTCAAGTAAGACTCACCTTCCATACGGCGTTTCACGATTTCCGGCATTTTATTTGGCATTCCATCAAAGCTTGGTGCTAAACCACTGATAATAAATTCATCGACAATTTCACGATCCGTTTGCTCTTTCTCTTCGCGCGTTTGAATTTTCTCTTCTGGGATATCAAAATCCGCTTCCATTTGCTCATACGCTTGTTTCACTTCTTGTACAACGCCTTTATCATCTACTTCATATTCCGTTAACGGTTTGTTCGTTTTTGCATTTAGCAACACATTATAATTCACGATAAGAGACTCTAATGAAACAGCTACTTTAATATCAATCATTTCAGAAAGTGCATCTAATTTTCCATTCAACGAGCTATCTGTTACTTCAAGTACGATCTCTTTCTTCCCATCTGCTTTCAGATTTACTTTCTTTAAAGTTGGTTTAAATTCGATATATGACATATGATCCGCTCCCTTTATTTCGCTTTTTTAAGTTTCTTCTCTTCACGTTTTAATTTGTTGTACTCATCCAATGTGATAAATCCGCCATATTTGATAACATGCTTTAAAAGAATGAGCTGTAAATGTGGGTATTTATATTCGAACATCTTCTTTTTCACCGCGAATGTTTCGGTAACCATACCCTTTATGTCGATGACTTCCACATCACCATTTGGCAAATAAACCATGAAGTCTGCGATATATGTAATTGCCACAAATTTCTTACCGTTCTTTGTAAATGCTGGTTGCAAAGTGAATCTTGGTTGTAATTCAAAGCTGGTAATTTCACCTGCAGCTTGACGTATTTTTAATCCGGAGTAATAATCCGCTTCTGCTTTGCTATCGAAAATATGATTATCTAGTTTAACTTTCTTGTTATTGTACTTGCTCAATATCCATCATCCTGACGTTGATGGTTTACTTTGTTCTTTTCCATATAGGCTGTTTCGATTTGTTCTTCAGTGAAGCCTAATAACTGCCCAAGATTCAAATATCCTTCAAATAGAGACTCATACGAACTATCCATGTATTCCGTTCCGTCCTCAACTTCATCTTCTAGGTCCAATACTGAACGGATAAGATTTTTAAATTGTTCAGGTATTGTCTTGCATCTATTAAATGCTGGTATATCGTCTGGGCTTAATTCTTTAGGTAGCGCCATAATGTGGTCAGCTTCTAGTAGTTCTAATCCTGTTTCCAATACGAAATGTAATCCGTCCACGTATTCTTCTAGTAACGGGTTTTTATCGTTTGGTACTGAATGATGCTCACACATTACACATCCGCAAACACTCGTTGTGCTTGTTTTTGACGCGCAATTTTTCTTCCAATACTTGAACCCTTGCCATTCATTCGCGCATTCCATAAACTCGACCAACATCGCAAGCATCATTTTCGAAAACTTGTCTTTCTCTTTGTATCCAATGCGCTCCTTTAACCCTGCTTGTATCTCAAACAATGTAGTAAGTTTCATCGTTTTCCCTCTTTCGCTTCGCTGATCAGTACAGTGATTTCGTAAACGCCATTTTGAAATTCTGTCATTCCATCCATCCCCTTTAACATTTATTGATTAATTCCGCGAGCCTTAACGATTTCAAGCGCCTGTTCTTGCGTGAATCCTTCCTTCACCAATGCATCGAATCGTGCTTTATATAGTTTTGCAAGTTCACCATGATACTGAATTTGCAAATGTAATTGACCTTTAAAATCATCCAGTATCATTTCAAATTCGATATTAGATAATTTACCGTTCTGCTCACTCATATCGCATACTCTCCCTTCTGGTAACTACGCACTACATTGCCCTCATCATCGTAATAAGCAATTTCCCAAAAAGGATGACAGTTGTGCTTCTCAATCTCCCCATCGAACAAAACGAACAAATGAGTTTTCCAGTTCCCGACAATCGTACCCCACATGCCAGCTACGTTTACTCGCATACCCATGTAAGCGAAATGGAGGTTGCGGTAATTCTGCATTTTCTTGAAAGCTTTCTCTGCGCTATACATACGCTTGATATCAAAAACGCCTTCGTTCTCGCACTTTACAAACTTCATGAATTCCACCATCGGCATCGTTAGAAACTTTGTTCTGAACTTCTGCCAGTACAGGAATCTTGCTTTACTTTCCGTTTCCGCTACCACAAATTCTTCGTTCGGCCAATGTTCGAAAATGGTTGTGAGTTTGTATTTGTAAAGGAGATAGCTCATCAATTATCCTCCTTTACCATGTTGTCAACGAAATACACTGGTTCTAACTCTTTGCCACTTGCCCATGAGTCATCACATTGATGAATGATTGCTACGTCACCGTCTTCGCGAATGTATGAGACAAACCAATTAATACAGTAATGCTTTACTACATCCCCTGGTTTGAATTCATCTACTTCACGCCCGACCTTCGCGAAAACTCTACGACGTTTTTCCTGTGCGATTTCTTCAGTTGTAGCCTTTCTAGCTTTGGATACATGAACATGACGATGAGCGTTGTTTATATAAATCGTTTCGTCTACTACCAATACATCACCGGTGACCTGTTCTACCTTCGCTATATAGTGATCTCGCTCGTCTTCAGTGATGTGGACCCAATCATCGCCTTTAATTGGTTCTATCAAATCCCACTTTTCAGTCAAACAATTACGAAGCTGCACAATTCGTTCTTCCTTCTCCCAATATAAAGCTGTTTCACACGATTCATCGCAAACAACATGGGCAATCGCTCCGACCCCTCTTTTTGATACATCCTTAAACTTGGTACCAGCTTTAAAAGTACCTTGCTCCATACCAATCAGTATTTCACCGCGACTTAATCCTTTGGTCTTCATCAACCTAACCACCCCCGTTTCTCACCTTCACGAAAGATGGAATCAATCAGTAACTTTGCCCCTTTCTGACTAACTACAACTTGTCCATCGAACAGCTCAATGTTTGCATCGGATGCTTCGCCGGTTACTACACATACCTTTTCATGCTTTGCAAGGACAACGTTTTTACCGTCTACATGGATTTCTAATTCCGTTCCTTCATGCAGCCCTAATGTTCTACGTAATTCTTTTGGAATCACTACACGACCAAGTTCATCTATTTTTCTTACGATACCAGTGTTTTTCATGGCTTCTTCTCCCCCTTAATTCGCAATCAACTTACGAAACAGTTCTTCGTTTCTTGTGTCTAGTGCATAATCGATGAGCTGTGCTTTAGCGAGTTTTTCTAAGTCGTTGACTACTTGTGCTAACTCAACACGAACCGCCATTGGTAAGTCAGTTTCGTCCGTACCTTCACCTTCCAGCACTTCAATGTATTGAGGATACTTATATTTATCAGCAAAGTTTAGTGCGATAAAAATATCTTCTTTCGGATGGAATCTGATATGATCAAATGCCTTATCTGGATCTTCAGAAGTTAGATTGTTACTGTAATATTTAAACGGCACTGTTTTTGTACTTTGAGCAGACATATATAATGAAATTGGTTTATCAAATTCAATCCGTTCTACAAAATGAACTCTTTGTAATGCCCCTTCACTTTTCAAAAAATACTCCAACATCCAAAAACATTCTTTCCACTTCAATTTGTAATGTTGTAAAAACCACTTAATAAACTCACGCTTTTTCTCAACCGACACGTTGCTCATGCAGTAACCCCCTTTTCCATCCTTCAAATTTTTCTATCCAAGCATCCCAATTTTCTTTTTGCTTTGCTTCTTGCTGCTTTGCTACCTCACAATTACAACCTTCAATCGTTATCATCCCAGGATAAATTTCTTTATGAACTACTCCAGTGTTACTGCATGTCATGCACATTTTCTTCACTCCTTCTCACGATAATCATCGCCTTCTACAGCGATTAAATAATGTTTACTCATGCCGAACAAACGGCTCTTTGCTGCATAACCAATCTTTTCAGGTAACGTTTCATCATCTTCATTCGAGCTGTATAAAATCGGTAAATTATGTCGATACCGATAATCAATGATTTGATAGTAGAGGTTCTCTTTCGCTTCTGACCATTTTGACTTCCCTAAGTCATCCCAGATGAGGACCTCTACTTGTTTTGCGTGGTTTAACAATCGGTTAAATTCTTTCTTATCATCATTCATCATTTTGGCTGCAATGAGATCATCCATGAAAGTTCCGTCTGATATAAGCAGTACGCTATGCCCTCGTTTCATGAGATACTTTGCTGCAGCTACTTGAAGATGTGTTTTACCAAGTCCGAAACTGTTATGTTCTCTTTTGGCTTGCGCTCGCTTTGCTGGCTCTAATTGTTTAATCCGGAGTTCTCCAAATGTTGCGATGAAGCCCAGGCTATTTTGTTTTGATTCCTTGATTTCTTTAAAATTCTGCAAATATTTCCCCATCGTGCTATACAAGAGCTTTTGTTCTTCTGTTTCTCGTTTATAGGAATCGAATCGTGCATCTGTAAATTCTTCTGGAATCATTGCGTTTTTCAATCTACGCTCCAGCACTCTTTGCGCTTTACATTCGCAATCCTTTTGCATAGAAACCCTCATACCAAACTGATTCACTTCTTCGTAGAAAATCACTTCTGAATCCTGACATTTTAAACATCTATACTCGTTTAATGAAGCTTGGCATGTTGCGCTCTCGGCTTGCATTTTCTTCCTCATAGCTTCTGCTCGTACCATAACCTCTGCCAGTGCGTGCCCTACGTGTTGCATTTCCAACACCACCTCTTTGGTTTTTATAATCCTCATCAAGCTTGATTACATCTGCCAATGTTTTTACGTTACTTTTTTGCCAGTTCATTAAAATCTTTCGAATGTATGCCCATCTTGGAGCATTTTCATCTATCGCTTTATCAACCGCTCTATTTACTAACTCACTTCCAAACGAATCACAAAACTCTCCTAACTCCTGCTCTGCAATTACACTTAATGGAATGCTATTTTTCATTAGGTGTTCTAAGCTATTTTTAAACTGTGGATCAATTAACGGATGATGGTTATCATCATCATCATCTATATCTGTAGTAATCTCTGTAGTAATCTCTGTATTTGTCCTTACTTCTAAGTTAGGAGGGTCATTACTTTGAAGTAAGGAGGGTGGTGACTTTGAAGTAAGGAGGGTATTTACTTCAAAGTCACCAGGGTCCTCATTCACTTGTTGATACATGGTAGATATCTTTTTAATTTCTGATGCTACTGGTTCAACAAACATCACATTATTTAAAACCTTTCCATCTACATGGATAGTACGGAACTCGATGTTAATAAGAATCATATCTGTTAATAAATCGCATGCTCTTTTCACCTGTAATTTTGTAAAGCCAAAAGTATCTGCTAACTGCTGATAATTCTTTTGTAATTTATCAGCCTTGAATTTTTTCTTATAAGTGACTTTCCCATTTATTTCATCACGTATAACCGTGGGCCTATACCAGTAAACTATTTCGCTTAAAACCATAATGGCTACAATGTGCGGTTTCCCATTACTGAAAGTGATACGATTAAACCATTCATGATCAACCACATTTCCTTTTAGGTTCAAACCTCCAATTTCAGTTACAGCATTGCTCATGCCGTCTACCCCCTTGTGCAAATCGCGATGTAAGACCCATTCTCCTTAATGACTTTTTTGATCTGACATTCTGGATAAGAAGTCCTAAAATACTGCTTAATCCGCTCTTTTATTTCATCTTTAGATTTTGCTTCTCTCCAGAATGCACTGGGGAGAAGCACTTTGTATGGAACGTTTCGCATGGATTAAAGCTCTTCTTCTTCAAAGTTGAACTCATCCTGGTCTTGTTGCTCTTGAACAATCACTGCTTCTTTCTGGCGTTTCGCATGTTCTAAATCGATAAATTTAGAAAGGGCTGTAATTTGTTGTAACGATAAATCGTTTGGTTTCATGTTGAATTTTTCTTTGATAATTGCTTTTAAATCATCTTTCGTCATGTCGTAACCTTGCAGTTTTTCATTAATAGAAGACCACTGATTTTTGATTTCCTCATCTGGATCAATAACTTCACCTTCTTCAACTTGCAGCTGGTTTGGTGTTATATCTACTCGAGCCCCTGGTTGATAGGAAGGTGTCTCTTCAATAGGTTTACTTGCAACTGGTTCGTCTTCGCCGATTTCAATTCCGTACTGTAATTTAGCCGATCGTTTTAATAAATGTTTTTTGAACATGTCGTTGAACCAGTCTTTCCACATATCAGCATTGCGCCCTTTGGTTAAATGCTCAACTTCGCTTGCTTCCATTAGCACCACAACATCTTCGAATCCATCACGCTTTGCCACTGAATATCCGCCAATTACTCGCCCTCTCGGAAAACCGACAGAATGAGTAACTTCTTTAGTTGTTGCATTATATTTAAAATCGTCATTTTCATGTACAAGTTGTGCATCTACACCTTTATATCCATCAGTTTTTCTTGCGAGAGCAAGCACTCCCTCAACTGCTATTTGAATGCTCATTTTCGGTCCATTTTTAGTGTTGTAAACGATGCAATAGATATGGTTTAAGAAAGGGTTTAAACCTGAATTAACACAAGTTTGAACAAACAATGCGAATTGCTCATCTGACGTTCCGAGTGCGATAGTTCCCTTGATTGTATCCAGCTCACTTTGCGTAAAACTTCCTACCACCGCTTGTGTATTTGAAACTGCCACTTGATTTTTAGCCATTGATTTGTTCCTCCTTTTGTTTTTCTAATTCACCTTGAGCTTCTTCAGTCAACTTGTAATACTCAACTTCCACAAAACCCGTTGGTGATGAATACAACATTTCTGGTTCAATCACGTTCGCTTGCATAAGAGCCTGACTCATCCCTTGGTTTTCCGACCAGTTTTTGATACCAACTGTATCTGAAGAAACAGGATGCAAGTTCACCGTTGCTGTCGTAATGAGATCACCACCATATTCAGTCCCTTTAGCACCCGATAATTGCATTGCTACATTTCCGTTCCCGTACATTCCAAAAGTGATTTCGCAATCATAATTTCTATAGCGCATCTTCATGAACAACTTCCTCCTTGTTTTCAATTGTTTTTGCTTGCACCGTAAATTCTGTATCTTGAACCTGCGCCACAATCAGTTGTCCAACTGGTTTTTCGAAGTGTAAAATACTTTCCGCATTATCGATAAATGTTGGTACGATAAGTTCTGACTGCTGGCTTAATACCTCGATTACTTCCAAACCGGCTTTAATTTTTTCGGCTGTACTTAATCGGCTGTATGACTTGCCGTCCATCAGGATTTCGAACGTCGCACGCTCTTCTCCGTTTTTCAACGTTTCGTACAACTGAACATCGATTGTTTTAAATAACGCTTGAATCTTTTTCACCATTAACTCACTGCGTTTCGTACGAAAATCTTTGATTGTATCTAACAATACGATGGACTCGTTTTTCTCTTTTCGGATCTGTTCTTTCGTTGCTATAGCTTCATCGATTTCTTTTTGTAAAAGTTCTAAGCTATGGACTTGTTTTAATGTCGTGTTCAGTGAGAAAATTTGGCGGTCCAACTCGCTAGTCTCCGTTACATCTACTTCAACAGGTGATAATTGCTTAAACTGTTCTGCCAACTCTTTATGTTTGGCTACCATGCTTTTCCCAAGTTGTTTCGCTTGTTCGAAACGATCGATACGATTTTGCTTCACCTTATCCAGCGCTTCACCTTGTAACGCTTGACCACATGTGTGGCAAGACTCTTGCACCTGTTCCGCCTTGATAGCAAAAACCAATTCTTTCTGCTTTTCAATTTCTTGTTTAACGCCTTCAATTTGATATTGCATTTGCGTATATGCTGATTGTTGTTTTTGAGAAGCACGAACCTTTTCATCGATTACGGAACGTTTTGCTTGTAACTCTGATAACTTTTGTTTAACAGTTTCCATATCCGTTTCTAGCTGTTCTTCCTTTTGTTTATCCAGTTGCTCTTGCAGGGTAATGACGCGCTCGCTTGCACGTTCATATGACTTTTCATGTGTTTTTTTTCGCTCTGCATGCACTTTTTGCAAGTCATCCAGCGAATGCTTTTTCAACTTCTCCTCGAGTAATTCCACCTGCAATTTCGGTAATTCGGCAAATACTTCTGCTTTTAATGGTTCGCTTACATATGTGAGAAGTTGTTCACGCTGTGTTTGCCAATGTTGTGCACTGAAAAAGCTAGGATTGAATAGCGATAAGAATGCTTGTTTATCGATTAAACCCTCCATCCAACCTTCGAATTCTTTTGCTTTTTTAGGCACCTCATTGATAAAGTACTTGGCTGTTTTCTTTTGTTTGCGACCAATTAAGATGTCTTTCCCATCTATGTTAATAAGAAGCTCGACTACCGTTTCTACTTCTGAATCACCGATTGGTTTTGGATCAAGTTTTGTACCAAATGGGTCTGTACCGAAAAGCACCCAAGTAATTGTTTCAGCGATTGTTGATTTACCTACACCATTGCGGCCTGCGATAGAAGTGATATCACCGAATAAAATTTGTAAATTTGAATGATTCTTGAAATTTAAGATAGACAAAGATTTAAACTGAACGTGCATTTTATATCCCCCTTGTGATAAAATATTGTTAATTAAATTTGTTTTAAAGGCCCATTGCCGTGGGCTTTTTTATTTTTGTGACGGAAGTATCTTCCCGTAAGGAAAGCTATACCAATTGAAATTAATACCCTCATAAGCAATGAATTTCTTCCAACTATCGAGTACAACCAATGTTCCAAGTAAATGTTCATTCACAAAGATGTCTAGATTAATCTTCAGTCCCTCATCATCAAGGGATGTCGCTTGCACACTCACTTCGATATCATGTGATGCGATTATTGATTTCTGGATTATTTGCTCGATGCTTTCAAACTCCTCATCCTTTGCTACATGAAGCCCAACCATCAAATCATTTTCACCTTTGACTTTAAAATTGTAAGTTCCCATCACTCTTCACCTGCCTTTTTCATTTCAAATCCAAGCTGCGTAATCATGTAATCCATAATGTTTTCTCTCAAAACTACTTCACCATCTGGTGCTATCAAAAATTCATCACCAGGTAGAATTTCATTTCCTAATGCATCCTCGATGGGATGGTCAGTCATTTGTTCTTGTGGATCCGCTTTACCGTAACCGTTGTGCATTGTCATCGGGTTATCTAGCATCTTGTTCACCTCCTTTATCAGGAGAACGTTTTTTGTTGTTTTCTCTCAATTTCCTATATTCAATTGCGCATGCTACATGTTGGGTTCTCCATCTACCTTGAAAACGTTCAAAATGACCTTCTCTTACACCGACTTTCTTACCGCATCGATAACAAAAACCCTCATACTTATTTCTCACTTAGCTCACTTCCTCGCAAAGAGTTATGTAATGAGCCCTTACCACCACACTTGCATCGACTCCCTGACTTCTTAACCGCTGAATCACCTTTAGAATGTTTTTACGATCTCTTTCACGTTCCTCGTCGTGCTTTTCTTTCGCTCGATACAGTGCTGCAAGTTCCCTTCTCGCAAGTCGCGCTTCTTTAATCCATGTGCAAAGTGCGATTGGATCATGTTGCTTTAATGCTTCAATTTGCATCGTATTGCAATACTTTAAAAATTCATCTAACGTTTGTTTCTTTTGCATGTCTTTTGATAGAACTGGTGCTGTAATGCTCATTCGCCTTGCTCCTTTTCTTTTTCGATATTTTCAATACGCCAACGGATTCTATTTCGGAACGTTTCACTTAATTCGAGTACTTCTCTTATGAACCAAGACTCGAATATTTGCTCTGATATTTTTCTGTTTCGACAAGTCACTTGAACGAACTCGTAGTGATTGTGCGTTAAAATTGAAGTGTAAACGAATTTATTTGGATCAATTTCTTCTACTGTTATTTGCAACACTTCATAATGAAAGTTGAGATATGCTTGAATTGCCTTCTGTAATTCTTCTGGTGCGTCTTCCAACTGAATTGGTTTCTTCATATTCTCTTCACCTTCCGTAATTGTTTATTTTCTTGCTTCAACTGTTCGTTCTCGTTGATAAGCTTTTCGAATGTATCAAATAGCGCTACGCCACCCACGACTGACACGATAACCACCGCTATGATGAAAAGGCTGAATGAACTTTCAACCAATGTCGCTTCCACTAGATCCCTCCTATACAATTCTTTCAGCTTGCTTTTCCATCCAGTCATAAAATTTATGAGTGATGATCATCCAACGTTTTCCTTCCCTAAATGCCGGGAAACCATCAGTTTTAACGATTTCATACATTCTGTTCTTGCCAACTCCCAGAATCTCCATCGCTTCTTCCAATGTAAGTACTGGCTTTTGATGATTAGATTGTGACTGTTGATTTTGGAGAAGTTCCATTAACGGTTGAATTGCTTTTGCTACCGCTTGTTGAATTTGTTCTTCAATGCTCATTTTGTTTTGCTCCTTTCAAAATTTATGTAGTTTAAATTTATTGGATATACTAGCCATGATAGTCGCCTTCATTAAGTAGCCCTCAGGGTGACTAATAGTGTAAAAAAAATCCCCCTTTACTTTATAAGATCGTTAATTGATACACCATAAAGTTCAGAAAGCTTTTTTAATTTCTCTACTGATAATCCAGACTCACCTTTTTCAACATTGTGATAAGATCGCTTATACCTAAGACCTAATGCCTTTGATACAAATTCTAAGGAGTGTCCGTTTTCTTGCCTTAAAGATTTGATTCGTTGTGTATTTAGCATTTTAAGTCACCACCTTCAACTTCTAAATTTAGTATAACCAAAAGTAGCCCACAAGGCAACATTTTATTTTTAAAAATTTATTTTTTATTTTTACGTTGCCATCAGGGCTACTGATTGTTACATTTAAACTAGATACTTTTTATAAGTAGTGCGAAAGGATGTTATAAATGAATATCATAGGGGAGAGAATATTTGAACTAAGAAAAGAAAAAAAGTTAGTTCAAGAAGAATTAGGAAAATATATAGGTGTCAGCAAACAAACTATATCTAAGTACGAAAAAGGAACAAAGATTCCATCACGCGAAAATGTTGAAAAATTGGCTGATTTTTTCGGTGTACCAGTTGATTATTTATTAGGAAAAAGTGATAGCACCAATAAAAGTAGTAATAATATAAAAGAAATTTTTGAAAGTGACGAATTACATTGGGATGGTAGAAAGTTATCTTCTGATGAGATCGAAAGTGTCAAAGCATTGTTAGAAGTTGCTATTTCAAGAATGTTAAAGCAAGAAAAAAAGGATTAGCATGAGGCTAGTCCTTTTTTGGTTCCTAATTTACTTTGCATTTCCATTAGCTCATCTTTTGTAATAAGCCCTTGTTTCAATAACGCTTCAAATACAATACGTGTATTATTATGTAAAGGGTTTTCCCCTAACAATGCACTAATCATTTCTTTCGTCTCTTTACTACTATCCTTCCCCATCCCAATTACCCCCATATCCCTCTAATAGTTTGTGAACAGAAACACAATCGTCATTTTTTAAGACCTTTTCCAAAAAATGTGACACCCTATAAAGTACGAAAGACGCTACAATTAAGTAGCGTCTTTTTTATAACTTATAGCCCTCCTGGGTCAGCTTGTTGATATTGTACAGCAGGAGCTCTAAGCCCTCCTGGATCCATTGCATATTGTTCTAATACTTTCTTATCTTTTGTTTGGTGAACCTTAGTTAGATCAGCTGAAGTTTGAAGTGCAAATCCTAGTGCAAGTGTACATAAAACTGTTGCAATAAACTTTTTCAATTAACTCACCATCTCTTTCATTATGGTTGCCTGGACAACCTTTATATAAAATATATTACCATTTTTAGCGAACTCTTCCAATGATTTATTCAAATATTCTTTATTTTTTTCTGGATATGCATAAGAGAGATAATACAATTGAAATGGAGATAGTTTCTCATTATCATTTTCTATACTTTGAAGTATTCTTTTCGCCACTTCTCTATCACCATATTTCGCTTCATAAAAAGCTACGTCCGCCTGCTCAATACACGAAAAATCAATTTTATCTAAATTGAAACCAAATTCTATATAAATAAATGCTAATGTAGTTTTAAAAGCCTTGTATTTTCGCGTTTGTTGGAAAGAAGGTACTTCCTTCAAACAATCAATAGCCTTTAAAATATACTCTTCTGCCTTTAACACATCTGTAAAAATATATGACTCTCCTAAACAACACAAAGCTGTCGCTTTAATGAATTGTAAATCTAAATCTGATTGCAATATCTTGTTACAAACAATACGACTTTGTTCAACATTGCTATTAAGTAATTCTACATATGCCAAGCGCTCATAATAATGCATCTGTAAATAATCATGTACTAACGAGTTTTTTATTTTAGGCAATAACCCTTTTGTTTTATTGGCATGTGGAATCATAGCACTATAGTTCGCAGAATCATACATACAAATCGTTAACAGCATTTCGATAAGAGTTTTGCATTCTGCATCTTTTGAAACATTAAGATCATAAACCATATTTTCTAAATTCCGACCACGCACTTCATTTTGATTTCTTTTATTAAATAATTCATAAATTACAATGTACTTTTTCAAATCATCATTTTCTTTGTGTTTTCTTACTAGAAAATGAAGAACGTCATATTCACCTGATGCCTGACAATAACAAAGTGCTTTTCTTATATTAAGATCACTTGTGCATTTCATAATAAAGGCTTTTATTTTCATTCTGATTTCTTTAGGATTTGTATACATTTTCTTCATCAACTTAATAAATGCTTCTAATTTCATTTCATGGTTCGTGTGAAGGCCATTCCAAAGTGTAGTTCGGCTAATATCGATTTCCGTAGCTAATTTTCGAATGCTCAAATTGTTAGAATTGATTGTTTCCAATACTTCATTCATTAACTTCTTCATTATGTTCCTCCTAGTAGAACCAAAAGACAATTCACCTTTCTCAACATGAATTAAATTTATATTCATTTCCCTTGAACATCTTTGTGATATAATCAAGGTGTTACATACGTAACCAAATAAAGACTTATGGCAGATGTTCCCTTTGTGAGTTGGGTGAACGATGTAAGAGTGCTTCCACCACTACTTACATACGCTGTGAGTCTTTTTTGTTCTTATTTTTATTTAAAATCAGTTTATCACAAGATTTAGAATCTTCATTCCATTTATAGTAAATTCATGTTGAGAAAGTTTTTTTAGAAAAGTCTATTTCTTACTAAGAATATTTTACCATCACAAGAACATTTGTTCTAGTACTTTCTGAATAAATTATCATATTATGTGACAATTACTATTATATAGACAAATTTCATGACATGTATAGTCTAAAAATTCACATGTATTTATACTGAAATTATGAATACATTTGGAGAAAATTTAAAAAAGTTTAGAGCAAGTCGTTCTCTTACTCAATCAGAATTTGGTGAAAAAGTACAACTCAGTCGCAGTCAAGTTGGAAATTTAGAAATTAACTATAATCAACCTGATCTCGATACTCTTGATCGCATCGCAACATATTTAGGTGTTTCTGTTGATGTATTAATGGGTAGAACAAGTAACCCACACGAAAAGAACATAGCAAATGCCCTCGATGAAATTCAAACGGTTTTCGCAGGCCTGGATGAATCTCAACGAGAGCAATTCTGCAAACAACTCGTTTTATATGCAAAGTTTCTTAAAACGCATAATGAGCTATTATGATTCGATTGTAGTAGAAAACATTTCCAATCACAACGGTAAAAATTAACAAATTTTTATCAACACAAAAAGAGAGCATTTAGCTCTCTTTTTTTATACTCCCGTTCCTGGGTCTTTCATGTATCCTCCGCCTGGATTTGGATCATAAATACCCATCCCGCTACCTGGATCTTTTGTGTATCCTCCACCAGGTCCTGGGTCGAAAATCCCTATACCTGTCCCTGGATCTTTTATGTACCTTTTCATTTCATTATCCCCCTTTTTCTTATATACCTGTCCCCGGACCAAAAATTGATTTCCAGCCTGTCCCAGGTTCTTCGTTGCATTTCCAACCGCCACCAGGGTCAGCTACTCTATGACCACCAGGTTCCTTTGTGAATTCTCCCATGTTCTCCCCTCCCTTTATCCGAATCTATTAATATTTTACTATTATTTAACATCGGCTGACAATCATATCCTATAACTGAATTTGTTCATATATGGTAAAATATATCCATCGCTGATATGTCCAACTATGTAATTTTCATAGCAGCAAAATTACAACTAGACTTACACAACATGAATCAATATGAGATGAAGGAGTGTATACAGTGAAAGGGCATATTATAAAAAGAGGAAGTAAGTATAGCTTCGTTTTGGATATTGGTCCAGATCCAGAAACAGGAGGAAGAAGGCAGAGATGGTTCTCTGGGTATAAAACAAAAAAAGAAGCACAAGCCGACTTGGCTAAAAAAATCGTAGAAATAGAAGAAGGCTCGTATATTGAGCCCACAAAAATGAGAGTACGTGAGTTTTTCCTTCAATATCTTGAAGCTAGGAAGATAAACCTTCGAGAAACCACGTACTACAACTATCGAAAACACATTAACAATCATATTATACCAAAACTCGGAAACATTCCAATGCAAAAATTAAAAGGTGTGGATCTTGAAAAGTTTTATGGTGATTTATCTGAAACTATGAAGCCTGTTACGGTTCGAAGCATTCATCAAATCGTACGAACTGCATTATCTTACGCTGTACGCCATGAAATTGTAAAAAAGAATGTTGCTGATGTCATTAGCCCACCTACCGCTGGTGCTGATGCAAGAACGGTTAATACATGGACTGAGGAAGAAGTTCTTCTTTTTTTAGAGAACGCAAAAGAAAGTCGCTATTATATTGCTTACCTTCTTGCAATTACATGCGGAATGCGTAAAGGTGAAATTTTAGGGCTTCAATGGAAAGATATTGATTTTGAAAGAAGAACTTTATCGGTTAATCGTTCCCTCTCTCATATCACCAAAGAATTTCATGAACCTAAGACATCTTCAGGAAAAAGATTAATTGTTCTGCCTGAAATTACTTTGCAGGCTCTTCAAGAACACCTACTGAAGATAAATGAAGAAAAAGCACGGTATGGAGATGGATATAATAATTATGATTTAGTTTGTCCAACCTATAATGGTAACCCCTGCAATTTCAGAAGTTTGACACAGCTTTGGAAAAAGCTTATAAAGAAATGTGGGGTTCCTGATATTCGTTTCCACGATCTACGGCATACCCATGCAACATTAATGTTGAAACAAGGTATTCATCCGAAAATCGTAAGTGAACGATTAGGACATAAAAAAGTAGGTATCACATTGGACACCTACTCACACGTCGTACCAGGCCTACAAGAAAAAGCAGTCGAAGATTTTGCAAACAATCTATTTCAAAAACACTAA